TTTTCATTTTTTATCTCGGTTCTTTTCTTTTTCATTTTTTATCTCGGTTCTTTTCTTTTATGCGGTTGTCTTCTTCTTTGTAACTTTCTTTACAACCTTTTTCTTAACAGGTTCTGGTTCTGGTTCTGGTTCTGGCTCTGGTTCAGGTTCTGGCTCTTTTTCTTCATCACTATCTTCCACTTCAGTAGTAGAAGTAGTAGCAGGAATAGATGGTCCTTCTTCGTCTTCACTATCATTTACATTCTCAGCAATGGGTTGCTTGTTGATAGTATCTCTCTCATCAGTAGAAAGTTCAATGTGACACTTACCAAATATAGTATCTTGAATATGTGGCTTTACTACACATTGATTTAGTCTCCAGGTTACTCCCCATCCCTTTCCACCAAACCACAATCCACCACATTGAAGAACACATGCTACATTACTCTTTTTGGGAACAAAGTCCATTGGTGTCAAATTCTCGTTGTCACAAGGGAATATCAATTTATTCTCAGTATCATAAATCTCAATATTCCAACGACCATCATAATTTGGAACCTTGGCACGCATACTGGGTGCTCTTGACGTATCAATTTCACCAGATAGCTTATCTTTTGGATATTTAAGGAATGGGAAGAAATTATCTTCAATTACTTCACGAGACTTCTTTTTACCCCACCAAACTTCACTATTACTGACTGCATCATTCAAGATTTGTTCTTCAAACAACTTCAACTTATCAAGGAAATCAGTAGTAGGTTGAGTTTCATAATCGGCATTGGGAAATACAAGAGACATATTGAACTTGTTATCAGATTCACCTTTTTCATCGACATAATCGGATATACCCCAAGTCATTAGAAGAGGTGTTGAAATACACAACCCACGATTACTTTGTGTACTAATAAGTGCGACTGACTTTGCGCCACGATCACTGATACGGGGAGCCATATAACGAATACCTGCGGTATTCCACTCGTTATACTTTACTACAATTGGTGACTTTGACATTATGATTTTAGATAATATAGATTAACTATTTATACATAATAGTATGATGTGTCTTTAATTCAATTTTATAAATATATTAGCATAATAAGTAAGCTAATATAATTGTTTCGCGTTCTCTTAATGTATTTACACAAAAATGATATAATAAATAACCACTAATTAATATATAATTTATCTTATTAATATATAATCATGTCATCCTCCTACTCATCATCACTATTACATAACATCATTTCAAAACCACAATTAAAAAACACATTACAAAAACATGATATATATAATACTATTATGAAATCAGAATCACAAAAAACGAATGAACGCAAATCCAACAAAATATTGATACCAATTACATATGATAATTTTATTAATGGAAATATAAATCTGAGTGATTACATTATTCCAAAACTAAAAGAAGCAGCAAAAACATACAAAATACGTTCAAGTGGTAAGAAACAGGAAATTATAGATAGAATAACCAACTTTTTTTTACAAACGAAAGCATGTATACAAATTCAAACATGTTTTAGAAGCTGGATATGTCGTTACATGATTAGATTACGCGGGAAAGCATTATATAATAAAGAGATGTGTATAAACGATGCCGATTTTTGTACGATGGAACCAATAAAAGAGATACAAAATGATTATTTTTATAGCTTTACTGACAAAAAAGAATTTACATATGGGTTCGATCTTACTTCTTTAATAGAAATGTTTAAACGAAACAACAAAATGAACCCATATACACGAGAACCTTGGAGTACATCACATATGAATGAAATGATAACCTTATACAATTTATGTTTCATATTATGTGAAGGTTTTTCAAAAATGAATATACCGTATACACAAAATAAGACAAATATAATTAATAATCGGAATAGAAGACAAACCAGTCGGGTAGAGTATAATCCTATTACCAGACCTATTACTCGCGAAGAAGATTTAATCCGTTATACGAATATAGTGAATATCCGTAATAATACGATTGACAACAGGATTAACGAATTATTTATGGAAATAGATTTATTAGGAAATTATACAAATAGCGAATGGTTTAATAGTTTAGAACTTCGTGATTATATACGACTTTATCGTAAATTATATGAAATATGGTATTACAGAGGAGAGTTATCAAGAGAAGTTCAAAATAATATATGTCCGTTTTATTCCCCATTTGATGGAATATTTACACGCCCATTACTTCACAATGAAATACAATTACAACAAATTAAATCCGCATGTTTAATTGTGATTGAGAATATGGTATATAGTGGAATAAACGAAGATTATCGTAAAATTGGTACATTACACGCTTTGTCTGCTTTAACAAGTGTATCATCTGGCGCACGTATGTGTCTTCCATGGTTATATGAATCTATACAGAACTAAAATTTACAGATTTTACATAATTTACACAAAATAAACCAAGTTATAAGGGATTATCGTCTATTAATAATATAATATTTATAATAAATAATATTATACTGTAAATCACTTAAAAAGACATCCTATTATTATGTATAATCACAATGGTTAGAGCATCTAAGACTTCCGATAAAACTACTACTGAGACCAAGTCTCGTTCCAAGGCTGCCCCTAAGGTTGAAGCCGCACCAGCACCAGCACCCGAGCCAGTTGTTGAGGCAACTGAGTCAGAGCCATCTGATCCTGCTGCTTTTATTAATCAACGCCTTGCCGAGTTTTCTGCTAAACTCCAACAACTCACCAGCAATCTTGCTACCATTAAGACTGACTTCAAGACTCTTGGTAAAGACGTATCTCGTGTAATGAAGGCTGCCGTCAAAGCATCCAGCAAAAAGCGCAAGAGCAACAGTGAACGTAAACCTTCTGGATTTACCAAACCCACCCGCATCAGTGACGAGATGGCTAACTTCCTTGGAGTAGCTCATGGTACTGAGATGGCAAGAACCGCAGTAAGTAAGGAAATTCATAATTATGTTGAGAAACATAATCTTAAACAAAAAGACAATGGACGTTATTTCAGAGCCGACGCCAAGCTCGCCAAACTTCTTAACTACCACTATAAGGGTGATGACAAGAAGGAAATGCTTGGATATTTCAATCTTCAAAAGTACATGAAGCACCATTTCCAAAAGGCTGGTGACGCAACTTCCGCATAATTATACAAAATCAAGAAAAATAGAAACAATACAAATCAAGAAAAATAGAAACAATACAAAATCAGGAAAGTAGAAACAATACAAAATCAGGAAAGTAGAAACAATACAAAATCAGGAAAGTAGAAACAATACAAAATTTCAAACACACATAAAAATTTTATTTGTGTTTGAAAAGTAAAATACTTAAACGTAGAACTTATTATACTATATTATGATAAATCCATCATTAAATGAAAAATTACAAGATTACGCTAATAAAAATAAAATAAAACTATGTATATTAACCCCATGTTTTGGTGACATTTGTCATACTGGTTACGTGTCTTCATTATTGAAAACAGTGAATACTCTCAATAGTCTAAAAATAGAACATATTATTGAATTCTGTAGAAATGATAGTTTGGTTACACGAGCACGGAACAACCTTATTGCTCGGGCAATGAGTGACCCAGACATTACTCATTTCATGTTTATTGACAATGATATACAATGGGGTGCTGAAGAAATTATTAAACTATTATGTCACGATAAAAATGTGATAGGTGGAGTATATCCTATCAAAAAATACAAATGGGATAAAATATTACAAAAAGACTCTATTACTGGTGAATATAATAGTATTTCAAAGATTCAACAACGTAAAAACAAATCGGAATTAACAAATGCAATTTCTGATGATAATTATATCATGCATAATTTGGTAGATTATAACCTTAATTATTTGGATAAACAGATCCATGTAAAAAATAACACAATCAAGGTAAAACATATAGCTACAGGATTTATGTTAATAAAACGTAATGTAATTGAATCTATGATTAAAGCATTTCCTTCTACCAAATATACAGATGATGTTAATTTCTTAACTTCAGATGAAAATAAATATGCGTATGCATTATTTGATTGTTCGGTTGAAAATAGTACATATTGTTCTGAAGATTGGGTTTTCTGTAACCGATGGAGAAATATGGGGGGTAATATTTATTTTGATGTTACTATTTCATTAACGCATACTGGACTTGAAGACTATAAAGGTCTCTATATGTCATCTATCTTATAAAAAAATATGAAATGTATAGCATACTTACGCAAATACAAATCCTTCCGTTTCCATTATTTTATGTAATTTGGATGTATTCGGTTTTATTTCATTTGATATAATATTAAAATCCATATGCTTATATTGTTCGTAGTTCTTTCCATTAAACATTTGAAATATATTTATCAATTCACGATAATCTTTTATGTATTTCGTGTTTTTCATTAACCAAATATAAAATTCATAATGTTTTATATTATCGGTATCGCATTTTTCTTTGTATTTCTTATATTCATAAAACCATTTCATTGTTTCCGAAAGTGATGTAGTTGAATGGATATTATAATCTGTTCCTGAAATTGTTAATAACTCACAAAATTCTTTTTCAGATAAGTTTAAATCTTGTAAAATTTCATTTGTTTTGTATAGCGTGATAGTATGTTTCATCAAACTAAGATTACGAATAATATAAGGACAACCATACACAAACATATCCATATCATCACTCATGCATCCCCATGCTTTTCCTGATTTTACCATATAAACACATAAATCATCTGCTTCGTTTGGAGAATCAAAATAGGTCACGTTATATGCATCCATTAATTCTTTCACTTTCTTGATGTCTTCATCATATATTCTAACAAATTGTCGTTTTAGATTATTCATTTCAAGTTCGGCAAGTCGTCTCTCTTCAGAAGTCATGTTCGCTAATAATAAATGTAAATCGTTGTATTTTCGTTGTGCGTTTTTCTTTTCCATATATCGTTGTCTTAATAAATCCGTCTTCTCAGGTGGTGGCTTACCGTCAAATATAAATATAGGTGTAATGTTATATAAATTCATAATCGAAATGAATAAGTACATATTTTCCATTAAACTGCCCTCCCCTAAGAATTGATATAAATAAATACTTGTATCAATTACAATTGTTTTTCCGGATATTTCACGAAAGTGTATTTTTGAAATGCTATTTTTACAGCATTTTTCATGTAGAAATTTATTTAGATTTTTTATTCCCATATATTTGTGTATATTTTTATATGAAGTCATACTAATAACGCTTATTCAATTTTTCAATCATACCAACCACAACCAATACAATAAAAAAGCCGAAGCCTTTTTATTTTATAGTTTTTATATTTTTGTGTTATTTTTATTATTTTTGTGTTATTTATTCAGTATTTCCACGTAATTCAGCAAGTTCTGCTTGTAGCTTCTCAATCAATCCATCACGTTCTGCCATCTTCTCTTCTAATACCTTATTAGCAGCAACTAATTGAGACATATTTAATTCAGTTTCCTCTACTTCTGGGATAGGCTTGTGATTAATCTTAAATACAAAGTATCCGGGTACTTTGTCTCCGTTATCATTTCTTACCATAAATCTATGTGTATTTGAACCATCATAAAATCCCTTCTGCTTGAATTGTCCTGATGTATTTAGTTTGTCACGTAAGAACTTTGCATTATTATTATTGTACCAATAATCAAAGTGAATAAATGCTGATTTTACTGTTTGTCCGTCTTCAAGTTCACGGTCAATAAAATCTACACGCTGTACTTTACCCAGTCTAAGTTCATTTTCAAGTAAAGACTTCAAATTGCGTGGTTGAAATGTATGATAGGAGTTATCAACTGGATTATTCACATACATGTTTGAAGGCAATATTGGAATATATACACTCTTCCAATCTTCATCTGCTAATTCCATATTTTCTGGCTCAGTTGTAACATCAGCAGTAGTTGTGGGTACTTCTTTCGGTTTTCCTGAACCCTCGGTTGCTGTTCTGATAGATAAATGTGTCATATTATCACCATTCTCCCAGTGAATAGGGAATTCAGTAACCACAGTTACGCTTGGTGAAACTGTAATACTATTGTTATTATTTAAATAATATTGTAATTCGCGAACAGCTTGTGTATTATACATACACTCCAAATCAATAAATGCGGTCTTTGTTACAATATGAGTACGGAGGCGTTGGTTATAGTTTTTTCTTTCAATAATGCGGACGTTGGAAACCTTTCCAATACGTAATGTTTCAAACAAATCAATCACCGATTCTGTATCATTATATTCAATAGGTAAGCTTACTAATTGAAGACTGGTATTTTTATTGTTGAAACTATTATCCCCTACTTCTGTGTTGTCTGGTTCGATAGACTGTGTTGTAAAATACACAATCGCACGAGAGGCAACTGAAGATTGAGAATATTGTTCTTGGATAACGGAAGACATTTTAAATTAATATACGATTAGTCGTAATAAGTTGTTATAAATAGTATAACAAATTATTTTTCAATTTTTTAGATTATTGAGATATTTCTCTTCTTATTTTCATTAATAATATATCTATTTCTGGTTCTCTACCCCTAATAAAATGGGTTAACTTTGCTCGTTTTGTTTCTTTTAATATCTGTTGTAAATCCAAATTCTGTTTAAATTTTGCGTCAATAGCATTGAACCTTTCTTCTCTATGACGTGGATTTACACCCACCTCATAAAAGTCTGAGTCTATCACAATTTTCTTTTCACGAAGGACATTATCTTTCGTTTTGCCCGTCTTTCCACCTGCTATACGTGCTAATGAAAGGTCTTTTGATATTTCAGTATCGCTATCTAATGAAAATTTTAAATAAAAATCAGGAAATCCCTTTTTAAATTGAGAACCCAAATAATAATGTTCTGCTGAGTTCCATCGATGGCCGTCTAATGTAAATGGTGCTATCCATGAATCGTCTAATTTTTTACGCCAATTCTTTAATTTATGTAATTTGTTGAAATCCATTATATTCACTTCTTGGATTTTTTCACCTGAACCTTTACCTGGGTATGGTTTTGAACTTGAATTATTATAATACATAAATAATACGTCTTTATCATACAAATCCATATTGTTATAATCATCTTCATCGTCTACTGGTTTTCCTTCATTCGCATCTAAACCAATTTTGGTTTTAAAATTACGCATATCTTGTATCATATAATATGGGCCAGCATTTCGCTCCATACATTTATTTATAATTAATGCCTTTATATCATAAGGTATTTCAGAAAACTTTAATATTCTCTTTTCTTTATAATCAATCAATGTATAATGGGAACCTGTATATGCCGCGATTATATAATAATCTGGTTTAAATCCGCCTTGTTTCTCTAACTCATCGTCATTTAATTGTCCGCATGATAAAACTGAATCTAAATCGCCGTCTGCGTATGCTGATTCAGACATTATAATGACTTTTACATTTAATAAACGTTCTAACGTGGATACAGCCCATGTATCCGCCCAATAATGTCGTGTTTTTATGAAATCTTTGAATTCATCCAACGTTTTGATATCTTTCATATATTCAAACTCTTCCATTAATTGTTTAATCTCTTTTTTGTCTTCTGATTTCTGTTTATATTGGTCGATTACTTTGTTGGCTTCATCAAGTAGGTCTTTGCTCTGTTCTCTGGTGATTGAACTTTTACTTCTTGACTTTAATATTTGAGCTGATTTTTTTGATTTTTTCATTTCGTCTTCCATCTCCTCATATTGACTATTAAATCCATTATATAACATCCTATATTGTTTAAATATTTCTTCATTCGCTTCACTTGATAATAGCGCACGTAATTTTTCGACGGTTGTTTTCTTTCCGATATGTTGATACGCATCACGTATTACAGCGAAAAAACAATCACCACTTCCCTCATTATCTATTATATTATAATTTGTGTTTTTCATATATTTTTGAATCCATAGTTGTTTGGATGAAGGTTTATAATCTCGTTTTATTTGTTCGCTCATTTCTTTATTTTCTTCTGTTAACGTTTCGATTGAGGGTAAAGGGTCCATAATTTCGAATAATCCATTTTCTAATTCCTTCTCTGTCTTTTCGGTGACATTGGAACGTTTTTCTTCTGGAATATCTACTGCCAATACGTCTTCGGTATCATAATTATCGAGGGTTTCCACATCACCCAATAATACGTCATCTTTTATTTGTATAGGCTCAAGGTCTTCTTCATCACTACTATCTTCATCACTATCTGTTATTTCAGATAACGTAACATCTTTCATCATTCCTATAATATAATCATCATCCACAAAAAATATCAAATTTCCATTATCGAGAATAAAATCACCATCTTCGTCCAGACTATCAATAAACCGATTACTATCTATTTCGACAATACCTATTCTGTCTTTTATCATATTATCTATAATCAAGTAAACTGAGAAATAGATTATATTGTGTGCCGAATATGTATGTTTTTCCTTTCCTAATGCGATTTCAATAGGAACTGTAAAATTGGATGTTTCATATCTTGACGAACAATGTTTCACGTCTTCTTTGTCTAATTGTTTATTTTCATTATAATTTATTTTAGTTGGATGTATTTTTGACTTTACCATACTTATGTATACTATAGAATATTATTTTTAATTCATTTACATGATTTTTACAGTAACCTAAATATAGGTTGATCCATGAATGTCAACTTATATTTCAAATCTTATTTCTTCTTTACAATATCCATCATATCCATAAACTTGAACTTAATTCGTGTGGTTAATCCGGGATAATCACTTACTTTGATGTTTGTATATTCGGTGAGATTATTCAATATAATATCCCAACTTGTATGTTGCTTGAATTCACAAATTAGTTCTGAAATAAAAATATATAGATTTTCAGTCAGTTCTTCTATAACATGTACTTGAGATGCTGTGTTTTTATTCACTTCTATCTTATCAAATATAGTAGTTGTCATTTTTAATATACATTGAATATTACATTGTTTTTTCTTGTATAGATGAATCAAAAACGTATTCATTGAACGACGAATATCATTTTGTTTGTTATTTTTACAGAAACCTTCGTAATCTTGTGTTTCATCTATATACGTAATTGTATCCAAACCTTCTATACAATCAATGATGAATTGTTCTTTACGTTCTTCAAAAATAGGGTATAATTTCGATAGTTCGACGTATAAATTAGCATACATTTCAGAATAAAATTTATTCTTAGATGCTACATCAAATAAATAGTTAGAACATTCCATGAAGTATGATTCATCATTTAAACTGGATAATTCGTCTAAGTATGATCTTAATAATTCGGTCTGAGTGTCATAGTTTTTTGATGACAATTTGTTTAATGACGCCCGAATATTTATCATAATTTTCTCATAATCTGTCTTCACGACAACTTCTTTTTGCTTAAATTCAACCACTTTTCCTGAAGATAATAATTCTGGTTTGTTATTTTTTTGTCGTTTATATCTTTTTTCCCTTTGTTCGTATTCGACTGTGCGAGTATTTATATTTAAATCCTTTAGTAATTTGTCGTATACAGATAACACATCGTCTGGTAATATATGTTTATTTAAGTTTAACGCTATATCGGTAAATTGGTCGAGAGTATAGGTTATCATCTTATTTAATTGATGTATATATAAGTGACAATTTTTTATATTGGTTTGTTCTCTATATTTTCTATTACGTTATATTCTCATAAATCATTCATAAATATAGTATAACATGGGGTTTATTCAATTATTCAATCTAAATAACCGTCCTATTATTCCTTCACTCACACTTGACGTAAGTAATCAGAATGTACTATTACATACACCATTTCAAAGAGAACAAATCCAGTCATTTAAACTTCCTATCTCTTATTTAGATAAGTCGACTTTACATTCTCTTTCTGATATTGTATCCTCAGATTTAGAACTTATACAGTCTACAAATGGTTCTCAATCAGATAAATCCATGTATAATTATTTATTTAAACCATCACATTCATTTTCTCAATTATTAATACCTAACTGGGAGAAACAGTATACAACTGATATTGATTTTTTAGAAAATACAAAAACAATTATCAATCGTTTTGATATAGTTAGAGAACATTGTAATTATAAACTGGATTGTCACCGTATATTCGATATTTGGGATACCGTGAAACAAGATAAAACATTCCTTGAACGGTATAGTTATATTGACTGGGATATAATTAGAGATTTCAATCATTCATCCACATTTTTGCAATTTATGTCCTTTGTTAATATTTCATCTCCATTAATTAGCTTGATAATTCCCTTCCTATTTTTATTATTTCCGTTTATTCTCCTTAAAATACAGGGAATTCCTATTTCATTTACGTCCTATATGGATATGTTAAAGAATCTCGCGAAACACCATTTTATTGGGAAAACAATATCAGCAATGCAGTCATTTGGTTGGGAAAAAATCGTATATTTACTATTTACACTCGGTCTATATATGTTACAAATATACCAGAATGTGAATTCATGTACTCGTTATTATAATAACATTCAAAAAATAAACAAACTTATCATAGATTTACGTGAATATGCCGAGAACTCTATCAATAAAATCAATTCATTTTTAAATATTACGAATGATTGTCATGCATATAAACCTTTCTGTGAAGAAGCAAAATCACATCGAGATCATTTGATATTATTATGTGATGAATTGAATGAAATTAAACCATTTGAGAACACTGTCAGTAATTTCACGAGTACTGGGGTTTTAATGAAGTGTTTTTATCATATATATGAGAACCCTAACTATGAAAATAGTATCAAGTTCTCCATGGGATTTGAAGGATATATAGATAATATAAACGGTATTTGTGACAATGTAAAGAGTGGTAATGTATGTTTTGCTGATTTTGATATCAATAATAAATGTGAAATAAAAGAACAATATTATCCACCATTAATTAACGAGAACCCTGTCAAAAATACATGTAAATTTGATAAAAATATGATTATATCAGCTCCTAATAAAGCAGGTAAGACAACTATATTGAAAACAAGTGCTATTAATATCATATTCTCACAACAATTTGGATGTGGGTTCTATAAAAAGGCGAATATTATACCATATACACATATTCATTCTTACTTAAATATACCGGACACATCTGAACGTGATAGTTTATTCCAAGCTGAATCACGAAGATGTAAAGACATTATAGATATTATTATTGAGAACAATGACACACATCAGCGTCATTTCTGTATATTTGATGAATTATACTCGGGAACAAATCCAACAGAAGCAGAACAAGCAGGTAAAGCATTCCTGAATTATTTGTCCGATCATAATAATGTAACATTCTTATTAACAACACATTACAAGAAGATTTGTAAACATTTCAAACAATCAAAATATATACAAAATTATAAAATGGATGTCAATGTTCTCAATGATGGGAAATATGAATACAAATATAAAATTAAAAAAGGCATATCACATATCAAAGGAGCCATCCGTGTGCTTAAGGATATGGATTATCCAGAAGAAATATTATGCCAACTTGAATAATTTATTTAAATCCATACGTTGTTTACGATTATCCGAACACATAGATATACATAGTACTCCGGATACAATTAAAAATGAACCAAACAAACACTCTATATTCAGAGTCGTATTAAACAATAAATAGACTGCCAATAATGTAATTAATGGACATGAATAAATAATTGGGGAAACTATAGATGGATCATTATCTTTCAATACAGTTACTTGTAGTATATTTGCTATAAATAAACCCGAAACTGACACTAAAATCACCCAACATACATCATTGAAGTCTATTTTATTGTAGTCATCAAGTATTGATTGGTGGTTACAGCAACCCATTACAAACACACATATAAAATACGCTATAGATACAAATGCGAGCACAGAAGTTGGATGATATTTGTCTAATAAATGTTTATACATGATAGGTGATAACCCCCATATGATAGCTATCAAAAATGCTACTAATATATAAGTTTCCATTATACATTAGTATTAGATTTACTTTGTGAATAATATGATTTGTTCTCCTGTTTCCTTATGGGTTGTCACATGAACGTTCTTATTATACATTGGTAATGTTCTCTTATATGTAAAATATTTCTTAGTTATTTTATTCATATCTTCTACTAAATTTAAATTATTTGTTGTTTTGTCAGAACCATATCCAGAAACAATATAACATAATCTACCCCCAGGTTGGAGAACATATTCACATAATTGTATGGTTTTTTCCCAATATTTATGTAACCAATCTTCATATGTCTTGTATTTTGATGTACTTTGATTCTTTCCTTCGTATAATTCGAGACGATAATAAGGCGGACTGAAAAATACTACGTCGAAATGTTCTCTATATTTCTTTACAAAATTGGGTATATTCATCAATTCTTCGGATGGTTTACAGTAAATGTCTACCGGTTTGTCTTTGTAATTTTCTCTCGCGAATTTACTTGTTTTATCACACACACTTTTGATTACATCTGTTCCTACATATTCAGTTACCATAGGGCATTCCATAAATCCATAACAATATGAAGTCCACCCCAATGTAGGTGTAAATATTTTCGTACCTTTTAATAATCGATGGTTCAATGAATATACTAAATACGGGTTCATGATGGATGCTCTGAAATAATACGAGGAGAATACACTACCTAATCTACCATTATTCATATAAAATAGAGAACTTGGTGTCAATATCTTGTAATCTATAATGTTTTTAAGGTATAAGTCATTTAATACATCCATATAAGTAGGAATGTTCTCAATACCTGATTTTGTATTTTGTAATATATCTATCATATGCATACTTCGGATTGCATTTTTATACAAGGGTTCTTTGTTATTATCTAACTCATTTATTTTCATAAGAGTGAGAACATTGTGTATTTTTGGTTCCTTTATTCGTAAAGACATTGTATAAAAACGGGTTAAATATTCATCCCGGTTTTTAATATGATTATGCAATAATCGGATATCATCCATATTTATATTCTTTGATTTTACATATTCGGATAATTTTGTCAACTTATTTCCAGATTTTACTTGTGCTTTACTATAGAATTTTTCAAATGTATCTTTTTTCGTTGAACTTTTAAATATATCTAAAAACTCTTTTAATGATATATATTCTTTCATTTACAATAGGCTGATATATAATAATTTGGTAGGATATACAAAAGAAAAATGGGAGAACCCATTTGTCTAATTAATCTATTTTTCAATTTATATATATCCGGGTGTCCCATTCACTTACATGAGTTCTACATAACGGGCATGATTTGCATGTATTAACACACTTCACCTTATCCCAACAATCACCACAAAAGTAATGATTACATGTGGTTTTTACTGTTCCAATATTATAATTACTTACCCAGATTGAATCGCGATAATTAAACAACTGTGTTTGAATCGCATTATAACATATAGGACATTCATTATCTATTTCTTCTGGTTTGTGATTATATTTTTCCAATAATGGACGACGAATCTTCCATCTTTCATTTAATGCCTTTACCATTCGGGTTTTAGATAAGGTTAATGAAATTGGGTTCCAACCATATTTCGTATTTAAATTTGGATCGCCCATACCATCACTACTCTCAAGACTTTTTTCATATTGGTTATAAAACGAGATAAATTTCAGCTCCTTTAATGTATATGAATTGAAATCGGGGGATTCAACACACCAAAGATTGTTTATTTTAAATATTTTTCCTTTCATTGTGCTCATACATTGCGCTGTATGATGACGAGAACTATCACACAACATACAGTTTTGCTTGTCTTTTTTCGTAAGACGAGTTCTCTTTGACATATTAGTTATTTTATTATATGTTTGTTATTTTATTATGTATTTGTTTGCATAACATAAAGTAAATCAATTTTATATGTACGGTTCTACGAATAAAATTGAAAAACATTTTCATATACTATTATTAGTATACAATATGAGTGAATGCATTATCATATTGTATATTAAGATTCGATTCACGTATGGTCGTACGAAAAATTGAAAAACATTTTCATATACTATTATTAGTATACAAATACAAATAAAATGGTCGAAAGCGTTATAACAGGATTAATTGTGACATTTATCTTAGTATGTATTGTATATGACGTCTATTTAAATTCTGATTAAATAGACATCATATTATGGGCTTCTAACTTGGCCCAACGTAAAGTTAGACACATAAAGCGTGAAAAGCACAGGCGACTGTGTATAAAAGATAATTCACCTCATTCACTATAATAGGTACTCTCAAACATAATCGCTTACGTAAGGTTCCAGTGTGTTCACTTACGTAATTGTATTATTTGAATTGCTAGTTCCCGAGAAGCGGTAAAACGTAGGCTCGGGGGGTGATGTTAATTATTTGGGTCATATATATTACCCCGTTCCCTTTGTGTAATTGAATAGATTAATAATTATTATTAAAAAGTTCAATGATGCGGAATCTTGTTTAGACCTTGCACAAGATTGATATTACAGGTATACCCTATGTTCTCCCCATACTGGTATACCGTCAAAACCGTCTCGACAACGGAAAGCAACCAGAGGACGCTCTGAATAAAACCAAAACCAAAAATAATAAAAATAAATATAGTGCTTCTAATCTGGCACGACAACAGTGGATATAAACGACAAAAGTGGATGTTAAGAACATGGGGTAAGCCTTAGGAGCACAAAATGCCTTCCGTGTTAAAGTAAGATTAGCCGTAGATAGCGTGAAAAGCACATTCGACCGTGTATAAAAGATGATAATATCATCCGGACAATTTATTGCCCCGTTCCCTCTATGTAGTATTAATTTAATAATGACTTGTTTAGTTGCCAATTGTACGAATAGTAAATAGACTGATCACCTATAAACTATTTATATGATAACAATCAAAATGGGTTTATTATTAAAGTAATAACAATGCTGAATAATTAGTTTAGAATTTGTACTAATGTTTTGATAACAGTGTGGTATTAATTACTACGTTAATCACTCCGTCTCGACAACGGGAAACAATCAGAGGACGCTCTTTTTTTTATTTACATATTCTATTCTAAATTTAAATAATGTTATGCTGAAAATGTATAAAAGTGCAAAAAAGAATTGGTAGAGGAATTTGAAATTGGACATAAAATAAATGTCCAAAATGAAAATCCGCGATGAAGAATTTGAAAACAGGTTTTCCAGAAATACGTTTTAGACGTATAAGCAGCAATTTACATAGTTTCATGTTATTTTTTGTTAGCATAGAAAAATAAGTATATTATGTGATAAATGATTTAGGAGTATTTTCGATTAGTAATATATACGAATTATGCCTAAGGACAAAAACTTAAAAAAACTTTCTAAATTTAATTGCGATATTTGTAAGTTTAACTGCAGTAATAAACAAGATTATACACGTCATATTTTAACACGAAAACATAAATTACTAACAAATCCGAATGAAAAATACTCAAAAAACTCAGCTACATATAGATGCAATTGTGGAAAAGAATACAAACATATGTCAAGTTTATGTAACCATAAACGAACATGTAAAACGAATAACGAAAACGTACACGAATCGGTATCAATCCAAAATGAAGATACCCGTTATGAATTGTTAACAAACACTATTTTAGAATTGGTTAAGAAAAATGATGAATTAACGTCAAGTATCGTTGAAATGTCAAAGAATATGGGTAATAATACTGTGAATAACACGAATATAAACAGTAACAATAAATTCAATCTAAATGTATTTCTAAACGAGAAATGCAAGAACGCAATGACATTAAAAGACTTTGTAAAATCCATCAATATATCCATACAGGATTTCATAGAAACCGGAGAACGTGGATTTATAGATGGTATTTCAAATATCATCGTAGAACGGATAAATGAAATGGAAATCCATGACCGCCCACTTCATTGTACTGATTTGAAGCGTGAAACTGTATATATTAAGGATGACGACAAATGGGAAAAAGATGAGGATAAAGTGAAGTTACGTAAGGCAGTTAAAGGAGTAGCTAATAGAAACGAAAGAATGCGTCCCATATGGTATGATTCAACTCCTGATGTGGGTATAATGGGAACCGAAAACTACGAAAAGTTTTTTAAATATTCCGAATCATCACTTGGAGGATGTGGAAAAGAAGAAACCAGATTATTTGAAGATAAAGTAATGAAGAATGTTCTCAGAGAAGTAACGATTGATAAAGAAAAATCTATGGTAAATTAGATGGAAATAAGTATATTAGGTTGTAAAGTATGTATATATCTTATAATATTAATAATATAAAAGGTTTATACTATATATAATATAAGATGCCGAAGGTTAAGATTGATTATTCAAATACCATATTTTATAAGATTTTTTGTAAAGACCATTCTGTAAAAGAACTTTATATAGGACATACTACTAACTTCGTCCAAAGGAAATACGCACATAAACAAAGCTGTATAAATACAAAATCAGTGAACTATAATTGTAAAGTATATAAGGTTATACGTGACAATCTGGGATGGGATAATTGGACGATGGAAATTATTGCTTTTCATAATTGCGAAGATTTGTATTCCGCGAAGAAACAAGAACAACAATATTTTGAAGAATATAACGCAACACTAAACAGCATTGAACCTTTACCGCCACGAAAACCCAAAAAGGAAGTTGTCATCAAACCCCAGAAAGAAGTATTTTTTTGTTCTTCTTGTAGGGTCTATTTTAATACACGTAAATTGCAAGAAGAACATAATAAACGACCAAGGCATCTTAAAATGGAACATAACAACACCATTGAAATACCGAATCTGAAAGATGAAAAAAAGGCCTTAAAATTTAATTGTGAAAAATGTAACTTTACAAGCACCAAACATAGTAATTATGCTACACATTTAAATACACCTAAACATAAATTACTAACAAATCCTAATATCAAAATGCCATTACGAACCTATATTTGCGATTGTGGAAAAGAATACAAACATATGTCAAGTTTATGTAATCATAAAAGAACATGTAAAACACATAATACGATTGATGATACTCCAAATGCCCCATTAAATAAAGATATGGATATAAAAGTATTGTCGAATACAATATTTGAGTTGGTAAAACAAAATAACGAGTTCAAACAACTATTAATCGAACAGAATCAGAAGATGATAAGAATGTTCTCAGAGAAGTAACGATTGATAAAGAAAAATCTATGGTAAATTAGATGGAATAGTAAGTAAAATATTTATTTACTATTTGAAATTATGCGTTGATAGTTGGTGTACGGCGTTTATTGTTTCTTACAGTGGTGAATTCATCAGATTCATGGGTGCGTCTTGAATCATTACGTGTTTCGCACATTAATTCGCCACCAGATATACCAGTAACTGACATTGCCTTGTACTCATGTGACCCAGAATCGGGTTTTACAAGTTCAAACTCTACATATTCACCCTGAATCAAATACTTATATTGTGAATTAGTTACTTTCACAGCCGTATAATGTGTAAAAATATCTTTCCCATTATAATCCCCAGCTTCAGTTACAGTAATAAACCCATATCCAGCTTTATTATTAAACCATTTTACCTTTCCAATTACGCCAGTTTTAATTGTTTCTCCTATGGAACTCATAATACTATATTGTATACATAATACTCAAAAATCTTTTTATACCCTTTCATGTAGGTATAAATATATGAAGTAATTATATATTTATAAAATGCCTATGCGCAAGATGATGTCAATCGTGTTTTTATTATTAGTATTACTAATATCTTTAGGGGTAAGTGTGTATATGAACTCAGTCAGTAATTTAAAAGAAGGGTTAGATGACGACTCAATCGAAGCTGAAGGAGACGCCCCAATCGAAGCTGAAGGAGACGCCCCAACCGAAGCTGAAGGAGAAGTTCCACCTGTAACCGAAGGAGAAGTTCCACCTGTAACTGAAGGAGAAGTTCCACCTGTAACTGAAGGAGAAGTTCCACCTGTAACAGATGAATCCAAACCCGCAGCAGCTACTGGCGAGGAATCTACATTTGATGTCTCTCCAATGGAGGGTTCATGTACCGAAACAATGACTAATTATAATTAAACATGTTGAAAATAGCTGCATAATTCGGTATTTCTTCATATTTCAGGTTATATACATATTTTAAATAATTTTGCAAATTATGGTCGTGATTAGTAGAAGTAAAATCAATATTAGATATTTGTTTCATCTCTTGTCGTAATATGTTTTTATAGTGATATATACTTGTTTCCTCATATTCGTCATTAATACTTGTATCATCCCCAATATTTTCCCATGATAATTGTTTTTCATGTAAAAATAGATATAAATACCCAAGAGAAATAAGGTCATCCCGTCTGGATGATACAGACCCAGTATGAATATTGTAACTGACATATTTCGGACTCCCAATGATATGTTCGCTACAATCGTCAGGTACGTGTTCTCCATCTTCATCAATGAAAATAGTAGAAAATCCAAAATCAATTAAGTATAATTCACCGGCTTTTACCATAATATTTTGTGGTTTTATATCACGATGTATTACGCCATTATCATGTATTGATTTCAAAATAGTGACTAATTGGTATATAATAGAGTGTATTTTAGATACAGATAAATTTCCCTTAGCAATAACATAATCATATAATGAACATTCGTACAATGTCATAGCGAGGCAAGTGTAATGATTATGTATACCAAACCAAGAAACAGCAGGTATATTACGTGTATCTCGTTCATATAGATATTTAAGTATAGTTGTTTCATGTCGTAGTAATTTAATATTCGAGTTTATATCTTCAAATTTGATAGCTACATCGGTGTTATTTTTATAATGTTTTCCTTTATAAACCGACCCAAAATTACCATTACCTAATCGTTCACATAGATTATATCGTTTTCCTATTAATTCATTCATCTACTATTCCTAATGCAAAATGTTTATTATATTTACATAATATATAGTATATTAAGAATGGTATCACACAGAATACTGGATAATATAACAGATATAATAGGTAAATATTATGGTGTATTACCGACTATACTATTAATAGCCTATGGACTTATTTTTATGGGCGTAATCTACATTAATTCTGAATATTTATATATGTTTAAAACCATGATGCAAGTAATAGTCTGTATATTTTTAATTTATCGGTTTCATCCCTATCGTAATCACGTGCTACAAAAATACGACGCACAAATTATTTTTAGCAGTGCGATGTTTTTATTAGTGAATATAAGTGCTGTTGCGGTAGCAAATGAAATATTAACTCCAATTGACGATTCAATGACGATACTATCTGACATTCAAATGGACGAAGCAATTGCGAGTGTAGTGGAAGTAATGTAAATGATATGAAGAGAATATACTTTATATCATTAGAATATAGAATGGAAAAAACAGATAGTCCGAATATAAATCAAATTTTTGAAGATGCATTGAACGACCCTTCATTATTATCTACATTGGATATAGATAATTTATTAGAATCTATTGAAACTACAAAAAATGATTATCTTGATAACAAAACCACAAGTGATGTAGAACGTGAAATACAAGATAAATTGGACGAAATAGGATTATCCAAAGAGGAGAAAGAAATAGTCTTGGTAAAATTAAATGGATATAGGGTTGTAGACGAAGTACATGAATTACATAAAGGAAAAATGGTAAGATGGATAAGAAGCGGAACAAATAAGTTGACAAATGGAGGTATAGTAACTGATATAAAATTTTTAGATAATGGAGTTCATGTATTATGCATGAATAGCCAGCGAAGATTTATACAATATAAATATGACGATTGTTATACATTCCAGAAAATGAGTATTGAAGAACAATTGATACTTATGGCATATGAAGAACTATCGTAAATTTTTACGAGTAATATGTCCTATATTAAAATTCTTCTTCTGTGTTCGTCTACGTTTGGTAGTCAAATAAAAAAATTCTTTTAAATGATACATTATTTTTTGTGCGACAACAATGTCACGTTTTAAATCTTGAATCATAGGATTCCCATTCGTAATGTGATTGCGTGTTAAAAAATAATCAGCTATAAACCTATGAAGAACATGTGGTTCATTAGTAAATGTATTGTAAATATCCGAATTAACAAAGCGTTTTATAATGTCTTGAGTAGACAAATGATGAGTATATGAATATGGTTGAATATAATAAACGCGGTCAGATTTCATATCTTTATATTCATAATTATCTATAAAACATACCTCCGTTTTAATGGGTAACAGCGTACATTTAATAAAATCAGAAAAAGTTTTTGAAGTACTTGTTCTATTTGGTTCAATTCTTGTATTACCTATTCTAAATGCTCGTATAATTTTATCAAAAATAGGCGTATTTGTCTTTAATTTATAGTCAAAATAGGAGGAAATTAAATCAACCCAATTATATTTACATTGATTATTTGTATAGATATAAATTTGTTTGCATTGCCCTGATTTTTTCTTTTGTATTAAAAATTCAATAATATGTAATATGCCGTATCTTAAAAACTCGGGATATATGTCTAATAGTTTATTAAAATCAATAGGAACATATTTTTTTGTAAAGTGTTGTAATGCTGACCACAATATTTCTAAATCTGTAAATGAGCCGAGGGTTTCATCCAAGTCAAACGCAATTACCCTGCCATTTGTTTTTGAACGTTTTTTATTATAATATTTTCCTTTATGTAATTGTATTTCGTCTATAGTCTCTTCGTCATATATCATATACAGTAATTATTGATAAAAATGAACTCATATATATTTATCAATAGGATATTTATTTGCCAGTAGAACCAAATCCACCACTACCGCGTTCAGTAGTATCCTCTATTTCATCAACTACTTGAATATAAACCGGACACAACGATGGATGACAAACCTGAAGAAGTCGTGTATGTTGAATAACAGTATACGACGTATCTTCGCCTGATGGTAACCACCTAAATGCCCCAATCAGATTTCCTCTATATCCTGAATCTATCACACCAGTATGATTAGCAAGCATTAATGGTGTCTTTGAAATACTTGAACGTGGATGTGTGTAGAAACCACAACCAATTCTTGACATAGTTGCGGTGTCATGGTAAATCATTTTTGTTTTTATTTGCATATCAATAAACTTAGATTCAAAATGTTTATCAAATGTTACATCATCAGGAACGTACAAGTCAACGCCAGAATCAGGATAAACTGATGTAAACATTTTGTCATTATGTGCTTGACTTAGAGAAGTGTATTTCTGACGTAATTCAGAATTATCAGTACTAATATATAGGACTGCATAATTAGGTACACTATTAGACTGATGTAAATGTTTTCGGTATTTTGTTACCCCTGCCATCTTGTAATATAAGCCATTATCAAAGTCAGACATGATTATAATAATATACACGATTTATGTCTATATTATTTCAATAAAATTTATTTCATCTGCTTAAATTGTTTCCATGAAATAGCTTTCCCTTCCGACATGGGTTCTTTATCATGTTCTTTATCAAGATTATCTAATCTTTTGGTAGCACTATCAACATAAAGTTCTTTTAATATTTTTCCGACCATAACAGACCCTTCATGTTGGTCGACGTTAGAATCTTCAATAAGCTTTAACACAGTAAGGAGTTTAGTCATAATGGTTAAGTCTAACTCATCCTTGACAAGTTTATTAAATATATCAGTGTAATTTGTATACAAAAATTGACACTCGTTTTGACATATCAAACTAAACTGATCATTATCGTTATTTTTCATATCACTATGAGTATTTTTTAAAGTATCTAACTTGCGAATATCATCTCTCATCAATACACTATGTTTAAGACGTCGTATATTATCTGTATTATCATCACAATCAGATTCAGTAATCATCTTCTTTAAGTTGAGGCGTTCATCGTTTGTTAATACTGACATCACTAATAGTATTATTTATGAATGAGTTTTTATGTTGGTTTGTGACAAATAACTTTAGTAGGCAAAAAAGTATATGTATTATGTATAAAATGAATTGGGGATATATATTTCTTGCTGTGATAATATACATAGTTATCGTAGGTTGTTTATGTAGTTCTATACGTGTAGTACCCTACACTTCCGATAGAGCATATAAAAGTGTAACTGAAAACTTTGAAGAGTTGAACGCTACAAATAATTATATGACTGCGTTAGGAGAAACACCTGAACCTATTTCATGCAGAAAAGTACACGGATTTAAAGATTTACAATGCTGTCCTAATGCTAAGCCTAAACAAATAGCCGAGTTTGGTATTGTTAAAGGTAAGCCAAGGTGTGCTGATGGAAAACAACTTAATTCTTTTGGTAGAACGTGTTTGAATGAGGACCAAATTATCAAACGATTAAAAATACGAGGTGGTAATAATATAGCACCTGAATCACAAATAGGTCCATAAATAGTTTATACCATGTCAACGATATGATATAAAATTGATTCCAAAAATTACTTATATATTCTTAGTAATTAATATAATCAAGTCAAAATGACAATTACACGCGATACTAAATTTAAATTAGCTTTTGATAGTTTTATAAAAGATGTAATCGGAGTCACCGATTATGATTTGGAAAATCTCACAAAAAATAAATCAGAATCCAGACATATATATAGCTTTAGTATTCCAGAACAAACCGTAGTTATTGGGTTTATCGACCGTGATGGGGTTACTCATACCGGGAATGATATTGCGAATATGAATATTTCATCTGACAAAGAACAACTGAATATTGAATATATACCTGAAAAGAAATCATTTGAAACGCAATTTGCTGCTACATTTGACCCATACAAAGAAGAAGAATCATTTCCATCGTTAACCCCAGGACAACCACCCTACAAATACGCAACCAGTTATGTTGGTGTAGATAAGTGTGAAGTTAACGATGAAACTGGCAATATTGAAGGGAAAATATATGTTGTATATCATAAAAAACATATTCCTTATCATGTGGAACAAAACGATGGTGTATACGAACAGAAATATAGCGTATTACTTTGTAGGTTTAATCATACGCGAACTAAATTAAACATCGCCTACAATGACATAGATGAACTACAGGATGATTTGGTATATAATGAACGTCAATTACGAAAAGCAAAACGAGTATTATACCGCGAAACAAATAATCACACATTGAGTGAAAACAATCTAATTAATAAACTTCATGCTGCTTATAATATTTCAGATATAAAAGAAGAATGTCCGATATGTTACGACACTATTGAAAATGAAAAATTAATAATTCCCAGATGCGCCCATTATATATGCGATTCTTGTCATCCCCGATGTGACGAATGTCCTATATGTCGTATGAGCTATACTTCTATGGGTGTATAATTCTAAATTCAAATAAAAAATGATGCATAAATTGTATTTTTTATTCTACTTGTCTCCAAGTCATATATCCTTCATCGTCTGATTCTTCATCCGATAAGAGGTAATCAGTAGATTTCGTCCAATCGCACAACATTCGGCATATCATATACACACATCCAATACACATAATTGTACCTATTACAACACATACAACCAAAATTTGTTTTTCCATATACGATTCATATTACATCATCTTTATGTATTTTTTACATATTCAATCCACATTGATTACAGTACCTAATTTTCTGTGCGAGTTCAGGTGTAATATCAATATAATCTTCTATTATATCTTCATGTTTACAATTATTCTTTAAATAGTGGTTAATAGAAGATAAAATTGCGTTATATTCGGTTGTTCTCTGTTCTGTTGCCAAACGTTCAATGTGAATTTTTGCTTCAGCCATATGTAATATATCTTCAGTTGGCTCCATGGTTACTATAATAACATACATGATTTTTTTATATTATTGTATTATTACATAAATAGCATAAAGTTTTATGGATATACTATTATATTCAAATGGCATCATCTATCAATGGAATGAGACCCAAATCTGAAAATTGGTCGGTAGAACAACTTGTGAATTTAATTAATCAAAAACGTATTCGAAATCCGAAATGCCAACGACGAAAGAAATGGGGTAAACAACCAATTCCCAATTCTAAAAAATCAAATTATCATGATTATATAAAATTCTTATACGATACGTGTTATTCCGTAGAAGCAATCACTATCGCAAAGTATATAGAAGACAAAAACGAAATATACGTAAACATAGATGGTAATAATCGCATAAATGCTATAGTCTATTTTTATAATCACCCATTAGACATATTCCGTAATAATTTTCATGAACTTCGGTATTCAGGATCAAAACATAAAGCATTTATAGATATGTTATCAAATATAGATTATCCCACATTCATGGGAATAAGGCGAATGACTCGTTATATAAACCGCTTAAAAAATGAAGAATTAAGTATTTACTGGAAAAGTTTGGAAGACGATATGGTTGAATATATTGAAGATGAGGTAGAAATCGTGCAATCTGTATTAAAAATATCTGGTGGTGAGTTTTTCCATACCAATGTTTTTATGAATTTGGTTATATTTAATAATCCATCAACAGACCAATTATCTCAAATTTTTTCAAATATTAATATGAATAGTAATCCATTGTCATCAAACGATATATTAGCCGCAACCCTATTATGTGCTAACGATTTTAATCTTGATTTTAATCCAGGTTTAAAAACAGATTTATACAAACAATTAAATCAATATTATAATGAACGCCAAGAAGACGAGATATTAGAATGCTATCGCCCCGATAGTAGTGTGGAAAAGATGAACGGGACTGAGTTTTTGATATCATTTCAAAACTACTGTAGTGAAAAATATCAGTTAATACCCAATTTTGATTCAGATACAACTGACGGGATAGGTGTATTTCATAAATTATTTGATTTAACCAATATATTTTACGGATTACAACCAAATCATTTTACAACAGAAAATATCCAACATTTCAGTGAATCCATTATAAAATCATTAGAAGTATTAAGTTCAATCGTGAATAAGATTTGTCCGCCTACAATAGATTTATATCATTTTAAACAAGATTCGCAATTAACGTTGAAAAAGACACCACTAATTGTATTAATTGTAACTACCATTAAACTATTGGAATTGATGAGCGATAATAAAATATCTGAAAAGGAGATACATACTATATTAAAACGAACAATATGCTATCATTATTTATTAGACTATATACCAAAAGATAAACGAGATAAATATATAGTAAATGATGATATTAGGTGTCAAGTCGGGGGAAAAGCAATTCAAACCAAAGTGAATAGTATAATAAAAACTCCCGAACAAGTAAGTCAGACTATTACAACCACACGAATGACATCTTTGTTTAAAGACATAGTAGACTATTACAACCAACCATATAAATGCGAAGACCGTCCAAAGCGACGTCGTGGGTTATCATTTCCTTATAGATTGCTTTTAAGTTTATACTATAACAATAGAGTCCCCTATGTTTATACTCAAAAGAAGCAAAACATAGACCATGTGTTTGTATTTTCATCTGGTTGGGAAAATGACAATAAAATAGATTTGGATCGCATTGGTAATTTGATATTAATTGATGGTGAATTGAATAACAAACGTAGTAATAACTCTATTCAATATTATTACGATACCGTGCCAGATTTAATGAATTGTTTGAATTATCCAAGTATAGAAACATATGACAGCGTAGTAACCCACGATAAGAAATCTGTAACAATTAAAGACACAGATAATTTTAAAAAAATAACGGGTAATATAGAAAATATGTATATTGAGAATGCTGTAAAATGTATATTTGATATGTAACCCCTGTATTTTTATTGTTTATTTATCTTCATCATCACTATCTTCGTCACACCCATTGCCACATAGGTACTCTCCTGATCCCTTCATTTGAACTATATCATCCTCTTTACCACATAAGTCACATCCACCTTTTTGATTATTAGGCTCTTCTTCAATAAACAATATATCATTGAATCCATTGTCATTAAAATATCCATCACATAAGTTACATTTTAGCCATTGACCGGACGGTTCATATTCTTCTTCATTTTCCTTATCAAAATCTTCATCATCCGGGTATCTTTCACAATCCGTATTTTCACATAATTTATATGTGGGTTCGTCTTTGGTTTCACTGGATGGATTCATTATAATAATAAAATAATTATAATCATTATTGTGTACCCAGTAAAAAATCAATTTTATCACATTCATGAAAAATAAAAAAGAGGTATTATCCCCTTTTTTATTTTTATTTTTATTTAGATTATTACATAATAATTTACACGTACATTGCTAAGAAACTTTGATTTTGTGTTTTTTCACTACTATGAATTAGTAAATCGGCTTCTTTGGGATTAACTGTAAATGGAAAGCTCACCTCTAACTTAATATCCTTATCAAAGAGTGGGGTATCTTTCTTCATAAGTCTAAAGAGATTCAACTTAGTATGAATAATCTCTAAGCATCTCTTGAGATTTCTAACACCATCCTCTTCCTTAGTCATACATTCGCTCGCAACAATATGTTTGATGGTTTCATCTGGAATGATAACATCGCCTTCATTAAAGTTGACTTGTTCGCGAATTTTGGGAAGGAGATATTTGCGTGAGATAATCACCTTCTCAGCAGCATCGTACCCCTTGGTTTGAATACGATACATTCTATCACGAAGAATAGGATTGACCTTACTTTCGTCATTGTAACTGAAGATAAATAGACACTTACTTAGGTCGAAATTCACTTCAGAGAAGTACTTATCGTGAAATTCGCTATTTTGAGAAGTATCTGTCAAATGAGTTAGAATACCGATAATTTCTTCGCCACGTGGGGTATCACTCACCTTATCCAACTCATCAAAGTAAATGACTGGGTTCATTGACTTGCTATCAATCAAGGTTTGTACGATTTTACCCCAACTACTTCCCTCGTATGTGTATGAATGTCCTTCTAAGAAACTACTATCTCCAGTTCCACCAAGTGCGATGAAAGCAAAGTCGCGTCCAAGAATTTTACTAATCCCCTCTTTCACAAGTGTGGTCTTACCTGTACCCATAGGACCTTTGATAGCAATCGCAGTACCCATAGCAGATGGATTAGATATCCATTGTCCTACCATTTGCATGATTTGAAGCTTAGCATCATTTAATCCATATACACAGTCATCCAGAGTCGTAATAGCATTCTCCATATAATCGTGACACGCATCAATTCCATCTACCATTGAGATTGATAGATTACGGTAAATTCCGAAAGGAATACGCATAAATGTATCTACCCAATTTTTCACCTTGAAATACTCATTATCACCGACTTCCATCGACTTCAACATACTTAACTTTTGCATTGCGACTGCCTTGAATTTAGCAGGCATATTTGTATCAAGAAGAGCTAATCTATATGGCTTCTCAATATTCGTATGTGAGTTAATTTCCTTTAAGTGTTTCATAACTGTAAGTTGCTCTTTATTTGAAAGCTTCTTCTTGAAATAATCAATCTCATTGGTTCGTTTCTTGTCGGCATGAATTAGCTTATGATAATTTTTAGCATTAGTAACACGAGTGTTCTTTACCAATTCTTTAATAGACTCGTCATATCCACGAATAGCTTTTAGTAAAACCTTGCTCTTAGGATTATTATTCAGTTTTTTCAAAGTAGTATTTTTCAAATCAACCAATTCAAGGTAATCCTTTTCGGCATCTGCTAATTCAACCTCTTCTTCTGATGTATCTTTATGTTTGAATTGTTTTTTAGACTTCTTGTTTTTCTTCTTCTTTTCAGATGTGGGAACTTCAACTTCTTGATAATTTTCTTTCATAAATGTTTTCTCATCTTCACTATCACATTCAATATCGTCATCATCTTCGTTATATTCTTCATCATCTTCGTCACCTTGTCCGTCTACCAAAAGAATGTTGTAAAATCCATCGTCTGCGTCCTCGTCGTCGTATTCTTCAGAATCATCGTCAGAATCTTCTTCGGTTGAAGACTCATATTTGCGTGATTTCTTATTTTTTCCTTTGGATGAACTTGATTTTTCATTATTTTTCTTACTTGTGTATTTTTGTTCGAGTTTATCCGTTGTTTTGGCACGCTTATTCATATACTTTGACGGGAATATCTTAGAAACCAGTTTTTGTATTTCACTGCGACTAATTGAAGGTTCCTCACCATCTTCTTCGTCATCACTTTCTTCGTCATCACTTTCTTCGTCATCACTTTCTTCGTCATCACTTTCTTCAATATCTTCCTCTTCATACTTCCTATGTTTTTTAGGAGGTTCATATGTAGAGTCGCTTTCAGATTCCCATTCCGTTTCTTCACTGCTTTCAGAATCAGAATCTTTTGACTTACGTAGCTTCATCTTTTTATTAGAAGACTCCTTCTTATTGGTAGTCTTCTTAGATGAGGTTTTCTTGTCAATATTAGCTGGCATTGTATTAGGTTTAATATAATCTTTAAATAGTTGTGTTAAATAGTATATGAAAATAGTTTTCAATTTTTTAGATTATAGAAAATTGAAAAGAAGGATATAAAAATATAAACAGTATAATTATAGGGTTTAATTGCAAATATGACCGAATCGAAACAACCTTCTCGTATCATTGGTGTACAGTTTAGTATGTTATCACCTGAAGAAATTCGTAAGAATTCAGTGGTAGAAGTTACTACGCGTGATACATACATAAACAACAAACCTGTCCCTAATGGCTTATTCGATTCACGAATGGGTGTATTAGAACCAGGTATAATTTGTCCGACAGATGGATATACGTATATTGATACACCCGGTTACTTTGGACATATTGAGTTGGCGCGTCCCGTATTCTTCATTCAGCATATCAAAGAAATAATGAAAATCAGCAAAACAATTTGCTATAAATGTAGTAAATTACTAATCAATAAAAACGATCATAAACACGTAAATAACATGCCCTCTGACAAAAAATGGAACTATGTATATAATGCGGCTACAAAGGCTAAGCGTTGTGGTGAATTCTCTGAAAATGGGTGTGGTTGTAAACAACCAAGTAGTATAAAACTGGAAGGTATGGCTACAATTATGGCAACATGGGACAAAGTAGAGGCCGAAGATGGTGGTGAACCGACTTCCGTTCAACTACGTCTAACACCTGAAATCATTTTGAAAACGTTTCGTCGTATTTCAGATGAAGATGTATCATTTATGGGATTCAGTCCATTATGGTCTCGTCCAGATTGGATGGTTTGTCAAGTGTTACCCGTTCCCCCTCCTTCTATGCGTCCTTCTGTAAAGCATGACGCACAGCAAAGGAGTGAGGACGATTTGACCCACATTTACAGTAACATTATCAAGTACAATCGTGATTTGGCTGATAAAATTGCGAATGAGGCTTCTCCAAATGTGATTGAAGGCTTATCAACGCAGCTTCAGTATTTCATTGCGATGATTGTGAATAATAAAGTCAAGGGTGCGGATAGTTTGCGACAACGTTCTGGACGTCCTTTACAGTGTATTACTGGGCGTTTGAATAGTAAGGGTGGACGTATTCGTGGTAATCTTATGGGTAAGCGTGTTGATTTCAGTGCTCGTTCTGTTATTACTGGTGACCCCAATTTGTCTATCCGACAATTGGGTGTTCCCATGAAGATTGCCACAAATATTACCAAACCTATTACTGTAAATGACCGCAATCGCGACTTCTTGATGAAACTCGTTCAGAATGGTCCGGAAACATATCCCGGTGCCAAGATTCTTGAACGAAAAAATGGTGAAAATATTTCACTAAGGTACGTAGACCGACTTTCTATACGTCTTGAAAATGGAGACATCGTTCACCGTCACATGATGGATGGGGATGCTGTTCTCTTTAATAGACAACCCAGTCTTCATAGGATGAGTATGATGTGCCACATCGCTAAGATTATGAAGAAGGGTGACACATTTCGTATGAACGTCGCGGACACAAAACCTTACAATGCCGATCGACTGGTTGACTGCTTAACGCGCAGTCAACATATTATTTTCGCATAAAATAAAGATCAAGGTTGGCAACAGGGGGCCTTAAAAGGGTGCTACCTCCTAGTCGTTGTTTATAACAACGGCGACATACCTTGTTGTTCTGGGACGTCCTTAGAGCCTTAACTACCACCCTGTGATGGAAACGTCATAAGGGGAACACGGTTAGTAGCCGTACCCAATGGTAATAATGTTAAGGATTGGATAATCAGCAGCGTTACTGTCTAAGTCCGTTATGATAGGATATGACAGGCGTTCAGAGACTGAACGGGTATGGGTGAATGATGATAGCCTAATCAGCTTGAGTTTGCTTAAGATACAGTCCGGTCCACTGGGAAACCTTTGGAGTAAACCGTTTGATGGGGATAGATTTTGTCCCAAACAGGTGACCGCCCAATAAGTTGTAGATATACTTATTGGGGAAAACGGTGTAAATTCTACTGGTAGGTGTATTTCGCATAGGTACATTTTACTGATATAATCATCTAGTCATTCTTTAAAATAATAATATAAATATAACTCGCTCTCTATAATAAAATAAAAATGATATTAGATATTGGTGAAAAAGATAAAGTTGTTGGTCAAATTTATAAAATGACTAATACTACAAATGGAAAGGTTTATATAGGTCAAACACGTAGTCACAGGTTAAACCATAATAAATATAGACCATTTGGATATTTGGGAAGATTCAAAGATCACATTCATGAAGCATTTTCAAGCAAAAAAAAACAAAGTAAATGTTTGAATTCAGCTATACGAAAATACAGTCAAGATAGTTTTACTTGTGAATTAATACACACTTGCGATGTGGATGATTTAAACGAACAAGAAGAACAATCTATCATTGAATACAATTCAAAATATCCAAATGGCTATAATTTAACAAATGGCGGTAAGGCGTTTACTGATGTAAAAGGAAACTTTTGTTGGAGAGAAGAACTCCCTATGCCACCAAAGTTTTCAAAACCTCAACCTAAAAGTGACTATACAAAACAGTTGATTTCTGAACGGTTAAAATCAGCTCTTGATAATGAAGAATGTCGAGAGAAACGGATGAAACTAACTCAGACACAACATTTGACAAAAAAATATGACCTATTCAAAGATGTAGTAATAGTAGACGACGATATTGATAAATATATTCGGGTTATCAAAAACTATACGAATAACACTGAATATATCCGTATCGTCATTGATAAAAAACGAACAAATTTTGTAGGAAAACACGAACCAATAGATAAAATAAAAGAACGAGCGAAAAAATTTATATTAGATTTAAAAGAGTGGCAACGTAGCCAAATTGATAACGGGGAACTCTTTAGAGCCCATACTACCACCCCATAATGGAAACATAATGGGGGAACTCGGTTAATTGCCGAACCCAATGGTAAAAAAGTATGGGATTAGACAATCCGCAGCCAAGCTCCTAAGTCCGCTATGATAGGATATGGAGAAGGTTCAGAGACTAGACGGTTACGGGTCTTAAATGAAGGTTTAATCAACCGGATAAGGCACAAGGTATAGTCCGTCCCCTTAGGAGACTTTGGGGGTTTTGACAGCATATACGCAGTCAAAAAATAAAGGAAATGAATATGCATGCCCCACAAAATGTGTTGGCAGAAACAGAATTAAGGCATTTAGCAGCGATACCATATCAAGTAATAAGTCCTGCTGGAAATGCGCCGATAATCGGTATTTATCAAGACTCTTTGTTAGGGTCTTATCGTTTTACCCGCCCCAACATCTCATTCACACCACGTGATGTGATGAATTTACTGATGATGTATTCAAAGGTAGATACGGCAGCACTTCGCGAATTAAGCGAAAATAATAGTGGAAAAATCAAAAATTTCGATGTTCTAAGTCAGATATTGGCTCCCTTAACATTGAAATTCAAGACAAAATCATGGGATGAAGATGAAGATTATGCGACTTCCAATAACGTGTTAGAAATCCGCAATGGAAAGTATATTCGCGGACAAATTGAGAAGTCTGTATTAGGTTCTTCCACAAAAGGTATTATCCACAGAACTTTCAACGATTTTGGAAATATGTCTGCTTGTAATTTCATTGATGACCTTCAAAACATCATCACAGAATACATGAAGTCAAGTGCGTTTAGTGTAGGAATTAGTGATTTGGTTGCTAATAGAAAAACACAAGACTCCATTATTCACGAAATCGCAAAACAAAAACAAGAAGTTCAATCCCTCATTGAGAAAGTTCATAAGGGAACATTTGAAAACAATACTTCTCATACAAACAACGCACAATTTGAAACCAGTGTGAATAACATCCTGAATAAGGCAACCGAACAAGCTGGTAAAATCAGTCGTAAATCGCTTTCCAAAGACAACCGTTTCGTCATGATTGTCAACTCTGGTTCAAAGGGTACTCTTATCAACATTTCTCAGATGATTTCTTGTTTGGGACAGACCAATGTTGATGGAAAGCGTATTCCATATGGTTTTGAAAATAGAACTCTTCCACATTTCAATAAGTATGACGATTCTCCAGGTGCTCGTGGTTTCATTGAGAATTCCTATATTTCTGGATTGACAGCACCCGAATTGTTCTTCCATGCGATGGGTGGTCGTATTGGTCTTATTGATACTGCGGTAAAGACTTCTCAGACTGGTTATATCCAAAGAAGATTAATCAAGGGTCTGGAAGATTTAAAAGTAGAATATGATATGACCGTTCGTAATAACAAGGGCAAAATCATCCAATTCGCTTATGGGGACGATGGGTTTGAATCTACTAAGGTTGAAAATCAAATAATTCCAATTGTCGGTATGAGTTTGGAAGAAATCTACCTTCACTATGATATTGTAGGTTCTAACGATCAAAAACTTGAAATAAATAAGGTATTCACTAAGGGTGCTGCTACAAGGACACGAAAACAGGCAAAAGACACAAAGGATAAATGTAAGGAATATATTGAAAAAACAATTAAAAATCGTGATGATGTAGTAAAGTCAGTTTTCAAGAATAAAAATGACAACTGTGTTAATCTTCCAGTTGCTTTTCAAAATACAATTGCTAATATCCAAGGACAACTTCAATTGAATTCAAATACAACTGTGGATATCACTCCTATTGAGGCATTTGAGTTGATTGAAGAGTATTTCAACAAGCTTAAATTCGGTTATGTTGCTCCAAGTCCTCTTTTTGAAATCTTGTATTTCTTCTACTTAACTCCTAAGGATTTGCTTATTAACAAGAGATTTCATCGCAACGCGTTAGTCATTCTTTTGGAAAATGTCGTATTGAAATACAATCAGGCTATCGTTCATCCAGGAGAAATGGTAGGTGTTATTGCGGGTCAATCAATTGGTGAACCTACTACACAATTGACACTTAATACTTTCCATTTGAGTGGTGTAGCATCTAAGTCGAATGTAACTCGTGGCGTACCTCGTATTGAAGAAATATTACGACTTACTAAAAACCCTAAGCATCCTTCATTAACTGTTTACTTGCACCAAGTTGACGAACAAGACCAGGATAAGGCAAATCAATATTCAAACATGTTAGAACATACCAAATTGGTGGATGTAGTAAAATCCGTACAGATTTGTTTCGATCCGAATGATAAATCTACAAATATAATGGATGATTCCATAATGTTAGAAGAATTTTATGAATTTGAAGAAATGATTGATGAGTGTAATGGTGATAATGATAATGACCCATCAAAATCAAAATGGATTATCCGTATTGAAATGGATACTGAGACTCTACTTGATAAGAATATTACTATGGATGATATTCACTTTGCTATTACAAATAGTCACGGCGATGAAATATCTTGTGTATATTCTGATTACAATTCAGACAATTTGGTTTTCCGTATCCGTCTCAATGAGAAGATTCTCAAGGGAAAGAAACCATTAAATGGAATTGCTGATACATTAGACCAATCTGATGATATTTACATGCTTCGTATTTTCCAAGATAATCTGTTGAATAATATTGTTCTTCGTGGTATAAATGGTGTCACCAATGTGTTACCCAGAAAATTACAAAACTCTGTAGTCAAGGAGGATAGTAATTACGTTCACAAGGACATTTGGATTATGGATACAACTGGAAGTAATTTAATGGAAACTTTGGCATTGGATTTCATTGATTCCAATAGAACATTTGGTAACGATATCAAGGAAGCATTCAATGTTTTAGGTATTGAAGCCGCCAGACAAATCATCTACAATGAATTTGTTGAGGTGATGGAATTTAGTGGTGTCTATATTAACTATCATCATCTCAGTCTTCTTTGTGACCGTATGACATCAACTGAGAATATGGTTTCCATCTTCCGTTCAGGCATTTTGAATGATGATATTGGACCTATTTCCAAATCTACATTTGAAGTTCATACTGAGGTATTGTTGAACGCTTCTCGACATGCTGATTTCGACCATATGCGCGGTGTGTCCGCAAATGTGATGATGGGACAAATGGGTGTGTTTGGTACTGGTTCGTTCCAAGTAGTTTTGGATATGGAACAAATGAAGAATGTACCAACCGCAGATGTAATGAAGAAAGATAATGATAAAGAAATAGAAAAAATGTTCGGTTCGTTGGAAGATAGCAGTGAAGTATGTTCTAAGAACAATGTGACAATTAAAAATAATTTAGACGCAATCAAAAATAGTGATATGGGTGTATGTGATGATGGATATGATGCTGGATTTTAAATTTGATAAAAATAGTAAAATATAAAAAAATAATAGTTTAATAATTATTATTTTTTTTGTAATGATTTATTCAAAAACCAAAGAAATTTGGTCCAAATAACTTTCAAAATCCATATTGTTATCAATATAATTTTCTGGATTTTCTAATAAATCTCCAAATCCTTCCAAATCATATAATGGACGTTGAGGAGTAACCATACGATATTCAGGGCATCGTTTAGAAGTGGCTGGACTACGAATAAAGAAGAAACGGTCTTTCGATGGATTTCCGCCCAATAGTACCCAATCTATTTTCAAATTGAGATTTTCAAGAGGAGACTGAGAGAATAACATAATCGGTAATTTCAAATCAGATGCTAACATCCATATATCAAGCGTTGTCAAATAATATTCTTCGCTCATAATCAAATCTTCCATGGAAAGTTTGTTCTGAATGACCTTATTTATCATAGATAGTTTACCATTTTGTTTACGTAATATGTCGTAAACTTTGGATTTATGACTCTCTACATATTTGCTATATAGTTGAGTTAACCGTTTTTTTATGTCACTAATTTCGATTTCTTTATCATTATGTGTTTGAAAAATCATCTGTACTAAATAATAACTACAAGTATGCGAACACTGATATATAGTTTCATTTGAATCCTCCGGAAAAATCTGTTTCCATTTACTTTGACTGTTACCAATAACTTCATTTAATTCTTGTTTTACACATTGTCCTAATTGGGAGGTTTCATCTTCAGTTTCAGTGTCTTCTTGTTGAGAAAGTCTTATCTCAGACGAATATTTTTGTGTAATTGCGGGTTCGGCATTGTCAAAATTTAGATTGCGAATATATTTATTTGTATAAAAAGGTTCAAGATTTTCCCAATACTCATCAGTTAATACAGATTGTAATAGGATCACTTCGTTTTTATTGACTTTGTAATCAACAGTACCTATATTCAAGTATTTTTTGGGCTCTAACATAAATAAACGTACACGTCTGTATCGTAAAAGCTCATCTGAGATTCGTCCAAAATATAATTTTTCATTGTCAATTCCACTCATTAAGTTTTTACTGGGAATAAGAAGACGTTTGTTATTATTTTTGACAATACAGTAGGGTTTATCACGATTATTGTCCGTACAAATGCTAACATCATCCATATTTTTTAATACATCTTCGTCAATGTCGTTAAATGAAACAGTATTCCGTAAAAGATATTTGAGAAGTATTTCTAATTTTTGTAGTTTAATACGATATAAGTAGCGATTATCATTTAAGATTGTAATAATTTTGTCTTTTAATGTTGAATAAAGTGGGTCATTCAATACTATTCTTATTGTTGTTTTGAATGATGAATAGAATTGTGTCTCCAGACGGATGTTTCGAACAACATTATTTCTCTGTGTATCTTCAGAACTGCTCGTTTGTATAGTTTTATCTGCTTCAAAATATCCATCATCGGTATATCCTTTCACCTTGATAATATCAATACCATCATCTACATCATTATTAATAGGTGGGTTTATTTGTAAAATCTGATTTGTTTCAGTTAAAATACCGACAATAAGCCCGTCTTCTACAACCTTTAATAATGGTTTGCATAATATCTCATTTTGCGTATTATCTTGTATTTGAAATAACATATCTCGTGTAGTAACATAGTCCGTCCATTGGATATTATCCATATATTGAATAGGAATATCAGGTAAAACCGACGAGGGAAGACACGGTATAAATACACTATTCGTATTTACATCTGATATACGTACTATAACCCCAATAATTTTACCTCTATAATTGGATACTTGATAATCAACAATATATTGATATTTTTGTAAAATGTCATACATAGTACCAGCTATTATGTTTTGTTTATAATTATATTCCTTTGGCATACTGGGTAATGGTTTACAATACTTGTTTTGTGTATTTTGAATTTTCTTCAATGTTTTACGTAACTCAGGAAGATTCTCTTGGTTACCAAAGGTTGATATACGTTTTACAGTATTTATATCATCTGTGTTATCATATACCGAAATAATCCCGTAATAGTTTTCTTGCTCTACTAAAATAAGGGTATTTTTATTTTTATCGTGTAGTTTTGAGCTGTATGAATTTGTAGGACATATCAATTCCACATTATCAGTAATGTCATTATCAGTAACACTTAAAATAACAAGATTCAGACCATTTGGGAATAATTTGGTATTAGGTGATGTAACAATGTCCCATAAATATACGTAATCTATCCAAGAATCATCATCCCGTAAATATTCCAAGAATTTCGCAAACGAAGCAACAGTATGTTCGTAAAAGTCCATTTGTGCGGGTATACTATCATCAAGTGATTTATAAAAAATACTATCGTAATGCTCGTTTAAAAAGTCATCTTTTACACGTCTATTTTTTGGTTGGAATGTAGACGTTAATGAGCCATTATGATATTGTAAAAACATGTCTAATGTAATAGAATCGGCAATTATGTTTCGCATTTCAGATATGGTAGGTACAGGCAATTCTTTGGTGTTATATTCGTTCATATCTGCGTAAGTCCTTGCGATACACCCTATAAAAGATTGATGATATTTACGTTCTACTGTATATAATAAATAGGCTCGTTGATTCTCTTTTAATTTTTGTGGATTTTCTGTAGATATCATGGATTGATAATTTACATCTAAGAATAGTTGGACCGAGCGAGGTAGATAAACCCATATACCTTCTTTTTCGAAAAACGACAATTTTGAAAAGTACCGTATTGTAGTAATATCCTCTGGTGCTTGTTTTAAACTTTTCATAGATTTTTCAGGTTTGATTTGTTTTGCTTCGATATTTCCAGTAAGTTCGGTATCTTCACCATCAATCACGTCTTGCCAATTCGTTCCTTGTGGTATATCAATGTCATTTTGTCCGACATTCCATTTTTCCCTACGTTTTTCGAGTTGTGATGAATCCCATTGTTTACTAAAACAGCAGGGAACTCCATATTTTGGATGTGTTTCGTCGGGTAAAAACCCCGGTGAGTGGTGAACGTATTTCCCATCTTTATCAACATGGAACCTGTTTTCAGTAAATTCATGTATTTTACCAGCACATACCCCCGAATCAACATCTGCTTTAGTTACTGGTTTATTTGTTTCCAGACACCAGTAACGAGGACATATAAACCAATGTGGATTTTCTTTATTAGCACCATATTTTAGTGCGTATCCATATCCATTACGATTATTCTTATCTATTTGTGTTTTTTCATCATTAGTAAGTATAACCGGTTGTCTCATTAAGTTTGAAGGACACGCACGAGAATAAGCTTTATAATGCCCCATTTCCTTTGACATAATCAGTTCAGGTTCCAATAACTTCAACTTGTCAAACATATATTTTCGTGGGTCTAATTTTTTAACCTTTGATTGTTTAGCACCTCCTTCCATATCGTCATCATCATCTTCCATATCGTCATCATCATCATCATCATCATCCATATACAAAAACCCATCATCATCGTCATCATCGTCATCATCCATATTGTCATCATCTTCACCTAATAATACATCCTCTTGTGAAACAGGACTAATCGATTTATTGGAAGGTATGATAATGTTCTCAATTGTGGGTTCTTTAACATAATCATATTTTCCAGAGCATAGTTGAGTTATTTTTGTCTTTGATATACCCTTTAATCCAACCTTTTGTGATATACGTAAAAAACTATCAAAATAAAGAAACAATAATTCAATATAGCGTATATTTTTGATTTGGGTAACATCTACATATAAAATCAATCCAGTTTGTAATTTACCCATATTCACAGAAAACCCAGGATTTTCAACAATATCTATGTTCTTATTTACATATTGCCCGTTAATTCTTGTAAAATTATTTAAGTACTTGGTGAATTCTAAAAGGGCTTCTTGTTCGGTATAATTGTAGTTCAATATAAGTGAATTAATAACATCTTTTTCGCTATTTGTTCTCTTATATACTTCAGTAATCATGGTATTCATTGCGTTCATTTGTGTATAATTGTTTACACGTTTAAAATTCATCTGTAAATTATTTGTATCGGATTCTTGTATTTCAAACATACTGGTTAAACAAGGAGATACGTCATTTAGTTTTATGTCTTCTGATAAGGCAGACCATATTTTATAGTTGATATTTATAATTTCAATATTTTTATGTTTAAGATTAACAAATGGTTGTAATTTATAACCCAATTCATGTAGATTTTGATTAAATGTATTAATAGTATCATTCACAATATTATGTAGATATTCTTCAAGCTCAGGTATAGATGGCAATGAGAATACCGCAATACTTCTTGGTATTTCCAATTCCTTTGAATAGAAATCACACATAACATTAATATCTCCATTTTGATTTATATTAAGAATGACATCAAACGTTTTACCTTTCATATTTCCACGTACAACCAATGATATCTGAAGTGATTTGCCAATAGTTTTAGAATAGTTCATAATTTCGCCTTTCGATAAAAAAGGGACTTGTTGTCCTATTCGTGTAATATCTTGAGTGTATGCGCGATACATTTTTTCAAAACGAGCGCCAGGGTTATATTTAATAAATGGTATATCCTTCGTTGAATGCATAATTTTGAATAATACATCAAGAGGTAGTTTTACTTTTGAAGATGGGTGAATAGTGAAGTCTATATATTGTATACCATTTTGAGAATATTTAATATCATCACGAGAACCATTATTATACACTTGATATACCGTTTGTAAATTTTCTTCTACTTTTTGAAAACTTTTATCATATAGTTTCTCGTTGTCTGCCAATAAAAGTTGTTTTTTCTCGATTATGTCATTTCCAGTAAAAATATCACTTTTTCCTAATAATGGAAAATATAGGGGAATAATGTATTCGTCATCTAATTGAATTTGTTTTGCGTATTGGATAACATCGGATACGGAAGTAGCATAAATTGTATTGTGCATTAAATCTCCATATGACAATAATACATTGTTCTCGAAAGATACTAATGGATTGTTACTTGTATGTTGAAACGGGTTATTCTCAGCATTGATTATATTATATGGGTTTGCTTGAAATAATAAATCCACATTATTATCTGTAAATCTGGGTCCTATAGGTAACCATATTTCTTGTTCGTTTTCTAAGGATGATAAGAATGAAGTTAGATCGTTATATGTATAAACATCCTGGACTGGTATTTTATCAATAATAGATGTATCATTAACACCTAAATTTTGTAAAAGTTGCCCTAACATAACAGAATCCATTGGAATCTTGTCGTCATGAGTAACCGAGTTATAAATTTGAAATAGAGACATATCACTTTTTATTTTTGAGAAAAGGTACAATTCTGGATACGAAATTACATTTTTACCTATTTCTGTTATAACTTTCTTCTTTATAGTCCGAACTGTATCATCTTTATAGATTTGTTGTGACGAGAACACCACCTCAATCTTATTTAGTTCAATATTTACTATATCTTCTTCGCTAAACATTTCATTTAAATTAACCGGTCCATTGCTATTCGAAAATACAATTATCTTGTTCTCAGTCTTACTTGAATCCAAATAATGTACTTTGAAGATTTGTTCTGATGGAACTTGTATATTACTAATAGTCGAAACTGACTTTTCCATTTATATACAATGGGGTTATAATTTATGTTGTGAAATATCATTTGTATCATTTGTTTTGTAAAACATATTTTCTACAATTAGATTACTATGAAGTTTGCGTTATTAATAGGTATAAATTATAAAGGAATTGAGGATTCCGAATTGACAGGATGTATTGATGATGTTCTTAGAATGCGTGATATGCTTATACAAGAATTGGGATATCCAGAAAAAAATATCATAGTATTACGAGATGATACTGATAATCGAGATTTATATCCAACAAAGTTAAATATTATACGACATTTTGAAGAATTTGTATTGAATAAACAAGACGATGACGAATTATGGGTTCATTATAGCGGGCATGGTTCAATTCGACGCGACCGTTCAAATGATGAAAAAGAAAATATCGATAGTGTGTTAATTCCGAATGATTTTCAAACGAACGGAGTGATATTAGATGACGACATATATTCAATTATAAAAGATGTAAATTGCCGGTTATTTTTATTGTTTGATTGTTGTCATAGTGGAAGTATATGCGACTTACCTTGGTCGGTACAGTATGTCGACAACAAATTAACAAAAACGAATATCAATATGAATCAACACAAAAATCCTAATATTTATGCTATAAGCGGCTCAACTGATACACAACTAAGTATGGAGAATTATAACGAATTTTTACAAAAAAAAGTAGGTGCTCTAACAAACGCATTTTTGATGTTGTTACATAACAACAAATACAACGTGGATATTGAAGAATTATTTATAGAAATATGCCGTTATCTTTCATACAGCGAATTAGAACAAACACCTATATTATCGTGTACATCAGAAGAAATAACATATACTTTTAAATAATAATAAAGATATAATGACGTATAATTTATATATGTCTACTTCTAGGTATCCAATAGTTATATTCTATCGTCATGATAATTATTCCGAAATAGATGATTTTATAGAAAATAATAAAGAATCGCTCATGTGTTCTATTCATATTACAAATGATATTAGTGAATTGAATAAATTATACAATCATAATCATCATTTATTAGTTACCTATGGAGACACATATGATGAATATAATTACATTTCGTCAAATATACCACCGCGGTTTTCTAGTAGATGGTTTCATAAAAACAATATATCGAATATAGAGGAATTCAATGAGAATGTAAATTATTGTTACATTACAAATGTAATTGATAATAGGGAAAAAACCAGACCTATATTCTCTCTATTCACTACATGTTTTAAAAGTTACGATTATATAAATACTGCTTATGAATCTATAAAAAAACAAACATTAAAAGATTGGGAATGGGTTATTATGGATGACACACCAGAAGACGAACATTTTACCTTTCTAAGAGATACCTTATCTCACGATAATCGCATTAGATTATATAAGAGAGATAAAAACAGTGGTAATATAGGTAATGTTAAAAACGAAGCTATATCATTATGTCGTGGTAAATATGTATTAGAAATGGATCATGATGATGAGATACTAAAAGATTGTTTATTAGATTCTTATAATATTTTCCAATCAGACCCAGAAATAGGATTTGTATATGGTGATACTATTCATTTATTTCGTGATGGACAAAATTGTAAATATACGGATACCAATCTGTGTAAAGGTTATGGAGGATATTATAGTGAATTAATTGACAATCAGTGGAGATTTATTTATAATACTCCAAATATTAATAATGTCACATTGAGTCATTTATGTTGTTTACCAAATCATCCTCGTATTTGGAATCGTGCGGTGCTAATGGAACTCGAAAATTATTCTGAATATTTGCCGATATGTGATGATTATGAAATTCTTCTCAGAACATGTTGTAGTAAATACAAGGTTGTGAAAAATAATAAAGCACAATATATTCAATATATGAATAACGAAGGAAATAATTTTTCTACGATTCGGAATTCAGAAATTAATCGTATTGGTCCCAAGTATATTAGTCCTATGTTCTATGCTAAATATGGAGTTCAAGATAAAATGAAAGAATTAGACGCTTATGAAGACCCACAGTATGTTACGAATCAATCTGATATTTGGAAACGAGGACCTGAATATCAACATAAAATAATGAACTCTCGAATTAATTTGGATTACAATAAACAATATTGTATTATTAATGATGCTATTGACAATAATAGATTGAAAGAATTATACCAAAATAGTAAAAACGATTTTTTGGTGTTAAGTAATAAAATAACAACGCAAGAATTATGGGTTAAGTTGAATTCCTTGGGATTTGGTAGAATGAAATGCTATTGTTATAAAGGTTGCTCTGACGAAGAATTGATTAAATATTTTAAAATGATGTATAAAAACGATAATTGTGATTATGAAATTATACAAAATATCAATACTGACATTAATAATAATAATGAGGTCCTTAATTTATCATCATTAAATGTAAATTATTTTAAAGACTCATTTGTGAATGCAAGTCCATTTAAACATATAATACTCGATAACATTATTAATGAAAACTTATTAAATAGTGCTTTAACTGAAATCAATAATATTCCAGAAAGTGAATTATTATCTGATTATGTTCTCGGAATAGAAAACGTACAAATTAATAAATTTTGTTATAGAGATTTTAACAAATTAAAATATATAACCTGTATTAAAGACTATTTTGAAAGCGATACATTTATAGACTGGTTAGAACAAGTTACCGGTATAGATAATTTACAAAAAGATACCACACATAATGGTGGAGGTATTCATATAATAAAACAAAATGGAAAATTGGCTATACACAGTGATTTTAACCGTCATAGAACTACTATGAAATATAGACGATTGAACTTGCTACTATATTTAAATAAAGATTATCAAGAAGATTATAACGGTCATTTAGAATTATGGAATAAACAAATGACTTCGTGCGAACATAAAATTTCACCGCTATTTAATAGAATTGTATTATTTAAAGTTGATGATGATGCAAACCACGGTCATCCTGAAATATGGAATAGTGAAAATAGTAACAGAACTTCATTAGCATTATATTATTATACTGATGATAGACCGGAACACGAAAAATCTGAAAATTATAATGCTGTATGGAAATGTATACAAAACCCCAAATGTTATATTATTCATAATAATACAGTAGGAGGTGCTTATAAATTTTTAACAGATACTATGAAAATGTATCCAAACTATGAGTACATTTTTATTGATAGTAAACACCAACTTATGTCTATAGAATTCAAGGATACTGAATTGTTTATACTACAAAATGTTCTCTATACAGATATTGAAATAACTGATATTATCAACGTTTATAATAAATATAATTTCAAATTAATAATCCAAATACATGATTTTCAATGGCTATGTCAAGACCAGCATCAATATACATATGATATACCATCTGCGTATTTAAGTAATGATATTAATGTATCAACCGAGATAACTGAACTGTTGTTGTTAGCTGATAAAGTGGTTATGAATTCCCAATTTACACATGATGTATATTCAAAGCATTTTGACTCATCTAATTTTACAGTATGCTATCCAAGTGACTATAACATTCAAGTTGGAATCAAAAACATACCCGAAATACAAAATAAATGTATGAATATTGGCGTGTTCTCTCCGCTATGTAAATTCAAAGGTGAAAGATACGTGAATTATTTAAAAAGCAAATATGAGTGTGATACCATTCAATTTCAAATAGTAGGACAAAACATTCCATATTATAAAGAAGTTGAGTTTTATGATTTTATAAGGAAATATAATATTAATGGTTTCTTATTACTGAATGAATGGGGTGAAACATATGGATATTTACTTACGAAAATAATAAACTCTGGATTACCACTATTATACAATAATTTCGGCGCTGTCAAAGAAAGATTCTCTGGAACGCTGGATAAAGCGGAACATTATTTTAAGGTGTATGATAACGAACATAATGACGATGTAACGATTGACTACAGCATATTAGAATCTCAATTTAACCAGTTTGTAAAATACATAAATACCAATGCTGGAACAGTTGGAGTCATGAATGAAGACCTGACAATCAAATCCAGACCTGTATATGATGAATTGTTTATTAATAAAAATTATACACTGGAACCATCTATGTCTAATGATAATGATAATAATACAATTTTAATTTATACTGGCTTTGCGAATACATCATGGAATTATACATATTTACAAACTAATTCTATTGGAGGTTCAGAAAAAGCGGTTGCGTATCTTGGTAAAGAATTATCATCTAAGTATAAAGTCATTATAAGTGGAGATGTGATTGATGAAATTGTTGATAATGTTGAATATGTAAATGCATCCAAATTACAGCTATTATTAAATACACAAACATTTCATACAATCATAATATCAAGATACCTTTGTTTCTTTGAAGATTATCCGTTTTATTCTTGTAAAAATTTATATGTATGTAGTCACGATAGTCACGGGTTAATAAATCGTGTTTGGAATAATAGTCCCAAAGATATAAGTAATATTAATAATATACTAGTAAAAAATAATAAAAATATTACTGGGATAGTTGCTCTAACCGAATGGCATAAAAATAAATTAATCGAAATTTACCCATCCATCAAAAATAAAACAAAAATTATAAATAATGGTATTCAGTTGGAGGATTTTACTTCTAATAATAAAAAAATACCAAATAAATTCATATGGTCTTCGTGTAGTGACCGTGGATTATCCGTTTTATTGAATATGTGGAAAGATATATTATATGTTATACCAGGTGCGACGTTAGATATTTGTTCGTATCATCCATTTCCATCATCAAATGAAGACTTTAAAATGAATGAGGTAATATTATCAAACGAAACGATTACCCATCACGGAAAACTCAATACAAACGAATTATATGAATTAATGTCTAAATCTGAATATTGGTTATATACAAATACAGTTGAGGAATCATCTTGTATTACTGCTTTAGAAATGCTAATGAATGAAGTGGTTTGTTTATATTACCCTATTGCTGGATTAAATGATACTCTAGGTAATTATGGTATACCTGTAAATATTGGTGAAGAAATACAATCTATATTAAATTTGACAACTGAAACCAAAAACATATTGAAGAAAGAAGGTAAAGAATACGCATCATCATGCTCGTGGAAAAATAGAGCGAACGAATGGACTAAAATGATAGATTCGTATAAAGAACCTTGGGTGTTTTATTGTTCTTTGAATTTAAAAAAAGAAATGGTCGAACAATATATTGATAATTTAAATATCATTTATCCTGAATATTTTATTTACTTAACTAATAATAGAGAAGCTCTATTGATAAATCAACCTAAAAAAATAACATTTGTATATGAAGTATTTGATAGTGAGTTAATAAATCAATTACCCAATACTGAATTTAGTTTTTTAAATACTGAACCATTAAATCTCAAATTTAGATTAGATAATATTATAAACACTTTAAATACATATCCTAATTGGAAATATTATGACTATAGTAAGAGTAATTTAAAAATATTGAAAGAGAATAATATTAACATGGAAAATAAATTATATTTACCATACACTTGTGGAAAAGATGAATTAACAACCCTTATTAATTTGAACGCTCAAACAAATAAAGAATATGATTTTGGTATTATTAATGGTTCAAATAATGTTAATATCAATAGAAGACAAGATGTTGTTAATTATTTAAAAGAAAATAACTATACGATAAATATAATTAGTGGATGGGGTCTTGATAGAGATAAGGAATTAGCGAAATGTAAAACAATTTTAAATATTCACGGATTTTTGGAAGTTACAAGTTTAATATTTGAACATATTCGTTGCGATAGATTATTAGAAGCTGGTTTTAATGTTTTATCAGAAACAAGTTATAAACTGGATGAACTATTTGTTAATAAATACCCAAATTTAAAGCAAATTAATTATGAAGATTTTTTTAATGTTGATGTAATACATCGTGTTTTACATAGAAATATATGTTTTATTCATAGTTGTCATTTAAAAAATAAGGGATTGAAACGACTTGAATATTTAATTGATAAAATTAAAACTACTGGACTAATACATAATCTTGAAACCATATATATTAATAATATTGGTATTCCGATACAGGAAAACATATACGGTGACAAATTCAAAATTTGTAATTATTCTGATAATCCAGCTTTATATGAAATACCAACCATCAATAAAATACACCAATTTTCTAAAGAAAATACGAATTGTAATATTGTATATTTACATACCAAAGGCATTAGTTACGATGATAATAATCAAAAAGAAAATGATTGGATAGATATGATGCTATATTTTTTGGTCGAACGTTTTGAATTATGTCTTGAAAAATTACAAGAAGGAATTCAAGCTGTTGGTTGTAATTATTATGATGAAAAAATGAAAATTAGAAATCCAAAATGTTTTGCTGGAAATTTTTGGTGGGCTAAATCGCAATATATATCTAAATTGCATTCTCTAATTGAAAAAACAGAAAATGTATATCCAACTGATGCTGAATTTTGGTTATGTAAAAATAACCCATCTGTATATGAATTACATAATTCAAAAATAAATCATTATAATAATGAATATCCAGAACATAAATATAAACAAATAAAAATTCGGGATTATAGATATGATGTTTGTAATAAAGGACAGTCTTCTGGATTAGATCTTAATAAATATGTAAAAAATTGTATTGACATTATAGGAACAAGCAATATTACAAATATATGTGATATTGGTTGTGGTATGGGAGAACATTCTAAATTATTATTATCACAATATCCTAATTTAAAATTTACAGGAATAGATTGGTCCCAACTAACAATAAATTATTTAAACAATAATACATCATTTTTTCATGAAATTGTACATTGTAAATCTAACAACCTACCTTTTAATAACAAACAGTTTTCGGTAGCATTATGTATGGAAAATTTAGAACATCTATACGCGAATGACTGTATAGACGCATTTAAAGAACTAAAACGAATATCCGAATATATTATAATAACTATCCCTCGTCCTGAATATATTGTTAATCGTCATTGGCTTACTAAGGAAATATCAGAAGCGTCAAATGATATTATTCCATTATCATTTACAGAATATATTGCTTTGGAATCGTGTGTTCATAAAACAGGATATTATGAAACCGCATTAATGCACGCTGGGTTTAAAAAATGTCATATAGAACATCCATATAATGGAATATATTTCTGCGAATCTAACGAATTAGATATATCTAAAATACAATATACCGGAATTGATAGCAATAATTTATTACAAACCAGCAATTACAAAGAAAAATATATTGATTTATTACATAAAAGTTTAAATTTAAATTTTATTCAAAATCAACCAAAAATAATAGATTGTTTTATATTTTATAATGAATTAGATTTATTAACATATCGTCTGAATATATTGAATGATACAGTAGATTATTTTGTATTAGTGGAAGCAACACATACGTTTGTAGGTAAAGAAAAACCACTATTTTATCAAGAAAACAAACATTTATTTGAAAAATTCAATCATAAAATTATACATGTAATTGTTGATGATTTCCCACATAAATATCCTAATATAGATTTTGAAAAAAAAGAACAATGGAATAATGAAAAGTTTCAAAGAAATTGCATTTCACGAGGAATAGACAAATTAGAACTTAATAATGATGACCTTATTATAATTGCCGATGTTGATGAAATTCCAAATCCCCATATTTTAAAACTAATAAAATCTAATAATATTATTGTTAATATAAATATACTTGAACTGGATTTCTACTATTATAATTTAAACTCTAAGAAGGATCATTTATGGCATAATACCAAAATACTTACATTTAAAAAATATAAAGAACTTAAAATATGTTGTGAGGATATACGATTTTATAAATGTCCGAGTATTCAAAAAGCAGGTTGGCATTTAAGTTATTTTGGAGATGAAAATTTTATTAAAAATAAGATTAAAAATTTTTCTCATCAAGAATACAACCATGATACATTTACCGATGAAAAACTAATAGAAGAGCGGATAAAAACTGGAAAAGATTTATTTGGTAGAGAGAATAATGACATAATAAATATACCAATTGAAGAAAATGACAATTTACCACCAAAATATGATGTATATTTAACTAATTTTTATCAAAATCAAAATATAATATCAAACTAGAGTCAAATAATAGTTATAATCCAACACTTCATATAGTACAAAATATACTATATGAATATTACGATATTAGCTTAAAAATTTCCATTGGGACGGTTATTTTGCTGCATGATTTCGTCATTCGACATTTCGCGAGTAGATTTGCCTCCACGAACCCATCCATCAAGGGCAGCCTCTTCGACAGTGTAAGATGCGTCGTTAACACGTTCTTCCATCTTGTCATCGGTAGGATACATTTGATATTGAGAGAAAGATTTATCCATAATAGTAGATACACTTTTCTTTCCGGCAACACATTCTCCATGTTGTAATTGGGCTTCTAAAGCAGGGTCACAGCTACCACGGCCTAAGTAAGGGACACTTGCGAAAGGACGTTGAAATAATTGTAATTTCTCAAATGGCTTGGTCTGCTCGGTCTTGATAACAAGGTTGGACTCAGTGTCAATAACACTGCCATTCAGACCATTTCCATGTGAAATACCACTAAAAGTCATAGTGGGTTGTTGAACGGCAAAATCAACGTGTTGAGATGAAGTATTCTCGCTAAAAAAGCTTGCGAGGTTATGATTGGCATATCTTGTATTATGAACGTTATTTTGTGTTTGGTCGTTTTTATCAGAACCAATACGGTCGGTATTATTAAACAAATAAGGGCTAACTGTTGACATCTTGTATTTATACTATAGTAAGAGAATGAATTTCTATATAAGGTAATTATTATATAGGAATTAAAATTTTAATTAGTATGGCGAGATAAGTTTCTGGCACATGCAAAATTATTGCCTTCTTTACAAGAAATCATACTTCCATAGCAAAATTCGCTAAATGCTTGTTGGTCGTTAGGAATCGTTGTACTTGGATTAGAACTAAATGGTCGTAATGACTGTTCGAATACATATTGGTCGCCTAAATCTTTAAACAATTTGCCTGCTATATCTGGTTGATCTGGGTTAGATTCTTCTACCATTTGTTTAGCACTTTTCAAAATTTTATCATTTACATTTTGATTAAATGCTGCTGGAGCAGGTTTTTTATTAGGATTGTAATCATAATCAGTCATCATAACATTACTAAATGGATTGCTTGGTTCAGGCTCATCAAATATATCAGACGGGATTTCTTCACCATCCTGTGTTAAAAAATCCATTGCTGGATTACCAAACCCTTCTTTTACCTCTTCAATCACCTTTTTAGATTCAACCTTGACTTTCTCTTTTTGATGATAATAATGAAGAATGAAAATAGAACCAATGGTAATAGCTCCTATGATTAAATGACGAACACCACCGTACAAAATGGTACTAATGAGTGTCAATATAATGATTGTACGGGTCACTGAATTTAATTTTTGTTCGTATGTCATGTTCTCGGTAGGAAAAAATTCCATTACATGCTTAGATGCAAACAATACATTTGGATTCTCACCCCAAAAAGGTATATACTTGGGTTTTTTAGTAGGTGGTTTCTCTATGAAAATATCTGTCATTTATATCTATTCGTATATATAAATTAAAATATATTTCCGCTGTGGCAATGATATAATTACAAATTACTAAATATATCATCATTCAATTACCTTCTTAACACATTTTTCATCAATCTGGAAAGTGTCTTCTTTGACGGTATTAGGTATAATTTTCAGTATGCATTTTGATTTCTCTCCATATAACGGTTCAGTACATCCATTTTCTTTTTTCTTATGAGTTTTTCTTTTTGGTTTTATTTCTTTCAGAGATATCGTACAACGAGCACGGAAATCTTCATATCGCTCTCGTACATCATTATATGATAATCCCGATTTCTTACCTAACATAGTGTTTATCAGTTCATGTAACTCATACACGTATTTCGAGAACGTTTCACGGTTTTCCATATGTTTCATTTTAAGGGGTAGCTTTTTGAAATTATAACGTAAATTATTCCTGCATTTACCACATGGCAATATATATTTCATATTTAATATGTAGTCACGATAATTTCGTTTATCAGTTTTAGTCGGATTTATCGGATAATTGAAACTAATAGTATGCAGTGAATGCCACATACCAGGACCCCATACACTGGTTAACATACCATCACCGCTATTATAATCATTTAGAGAATATGTCTTCTTATTTTTTATTGTTTTACCCATCTTAAGTTATAATCCATTGACAAAATATTATTTACTAAATTTTATTCGTTTTTCCAATACAAAAAGTATATCTATAATCTATATAATGCCTGGATTATTCGAAGTTGTCACCAAAATAGTTGGACCTTATTATAAGTATATAGTAATGTTAATCGCAGCTATCATTTTTGGATATGCTGCTAATTATGGTTATAACACATATTTTGTAAAGAAGAAAGAAAACAAATTTGCAGACGTACCAAATGCTAAACGCACAAATAAGGAAGTTAGTGTTATGTTTTTTCATGTAGATTGGTGTCCTCATTGTAAGACAGCACTACCTGAGTGGGAAAACTTCAAGAAGCAGTTTAATAATAAAGAAGTGAATGGATACATTACCAAATGTGTTGATGTAGATTGTACTGACGAAAATAGTAAAGTCCAAAATATGATTAGCAAATATGATATTGAATCATACCCTACTGTTAAAATGGTAAAAGACAAAAATACAATTGAATTCGATTCTAAAATAACAACAAACACTTTGGAACATTTTGTAAATACTATGTTGATGGATTAATTTTATCTTCATTTGCCATTAAAATATTTTCTGTTGATGTGAATAAATTAGATATTACATCAACCCCGTTTTGTATCAGCTCTATTCGTTTTTCCATATTACTGGTTGTGGTAACAATGTCATAAATTGATATTTCTGGAGAACCTATTTTGAACTCATTCTCAATCACATGTTGCACTTTGGGTAAAAATGCGGTAATCACCTTTTTCAGTATAACAATTACATAATCCAATAATGATGATTTTTCATTCATCACATCTACATCATTTACAGTCATATCACTACATAACCCGATTATTTCGGATGGATTAGCCCCATTTTCAATACATTTATCCAGTGGATAATTTAATAATAATCCACCGTCGCAATAACATTTGTCATCTTTTATCAATGGCGAAAAAATAATTGGAATCGAACATGAGCTATATACAGCGTCGATTACTCTCCAATCAGGGTGTGTTTTATACGATATATCCACCAATTCAAAATTCATTATTTCTGTTGTAAAAATATGGATTTCAATTTTGGTAATATCGTACATTTCTTTCATAGTTACATTAATCGGGATGTCTTTCCCTAAAAAAAGAGACGAAAATATATCTTCGATTGTTTTTATACCGAAAATACCTCGCTGTTGAAGAGAATCCAATATAGAATATAAATTAAATTTAAACACATTTTGCCATGGGCGTTTTATCAAATAATCATCCATAGTTTTCCAATCATAATTCAAAGCAAGAATTACAGCAAAAATAGAACCTACCGACGTACCATATATGGTTTCTATATTTTCTAATTTCCATATTTTACGTAAATAACATTCTTTTAATATCCCGTAAAAAGAGAACCCTGTAACTCCGCCACCAGAACATACAATATGGCGTATTATGGAAGGGTGTTTATAGGGGAACATTCGTATTAGTTAAATACATTTATACGTCAGACTTATTTATATTTTTTCTGAATACTTGTATATTACAAATGTCGGTTTTTATTCATACTGATGAAACAGATGATATTGAAAAAATGAACATAGATGAGTTGTTTGAAAAAAAACAGCAACGTGACTTAAAAGAGCGTAGTATTTACAATAAATTATTAAACAGAGTTCATAGTCGCATTAAACATACATCCAGAAGCAAACGAAATGAAAGTCATATATGGTTTCAAGTACCGCAATATATATTTGGAGAACCTGTATACAAACAAGGAGATTGTATAGGTTATTTAGTAGCAAAATTAGAAGAAAATGGGTTTTATGTTCGGTATATTCATCCGTCGACGTTGTTTATAACGTGGGCGAATTGGATACCTGATTATGTAAGAACTGAAATTCGTAATAAAACCGGGATGGTTATCGACGAAAAAGGCAATATAGTAAAAAAAGAGGACGAAGAAGAAGAAGAAGAAGATATGAACGGCAAATTATTTAATGGCGAACAAAATAATTTACAAAGAGCCCGTCGTGAATATAATGACACAGATGAGTATAAACCTACCGGAGCTTTAGTTTACAAACCCGAAATGCTTGAAAATTTGGAAAAGAAAGTTACTTTTTCGTAGAAAAGCGGACACGTTTGGTCTGTTTGGTGGGCTTCTTTTGATTTCTCTTTTTTGTTGAATGCTTACGACGTCCATTGCCAAATGATAGGCCTACTTCATTCTTTCTTTCATTTTCTTTCTCATACTCTTTTTTATCACGTCTTTTTTCTGCGTCGTTAATAATCCTATCAAATAATTCATCAAATTTAGTTAAAAATTTCTCAGAATAAGGAGAATTAGCGTCTAAAAGCTTTGTTTGAAGCACATTGATAAAATCATCTGTAAATCGCTCACTATCTATTTTAGCAGTTAGTTGTTTGATAATTTCATTTGTAGTCGAAGTTATCATTGGTGGTATCTGGTCTTTTAATTCTTTACATGTATAATTAGCGATTTGTTCTCCTAAAGTTAATGCTTTATCATATGCTGCTTGAGTGCTTGATGATTGCACTATATTATTTGCTTGTTCTGCTACTGTTTGTACTGTGTCTCCAATGATTTTTTGGGTCGCATCGCCTAATGACATTATTTACAATATACCGATATAAAATTGAAAAAAGAATGAGAAATAACGGACAAATAAAAAGTGCGTATAAATTTGTATTAATAAATATCAATACAAACTAAATGTCCGAACTGGTTTGCGTTTTATCTAAAGATACCAGTGATAGTGGTTTAGTTAAAACAACAAACAAACAAAAAACTCAAAAAAAAAAGGTAAATCGTTCAAATAATGACAAATCTAAATTATGGGATATCTACGATAACGATAAATCTGATATTCACGACAAACAAAAGGAAGTGATTGAATGTGTATATGCTAAAGATGCTGAAGTATGTAATCTATGTCAGGCTCCACTCATGATTATGGAAAATGGTTTCCCTACATGTACGGGTACAACATGTGGAGTAATATACAAAGGTGCTTTGGATTACTCGCCAGAATGGAGATTTTACGGTTCTGAAGATAAAAACGCAAAAGACCCTACACGATGTGGTAATCCTATAAACCCATTATTGGTTGAATCGTCGTTTGGATGTAAAGTAATATGCAGCAATAAATCTTCCTATGAAATGAAAAAAATACGTAAATGGACTGAATGGCAATCTATGCCTCATCGTGAAAAGTCTTTATATGAAGAATTCCAGTTTATTACAGTGATGGCTCAAAATGCGGGGGTTCCTCGTATATTTATAGACCATGCTATGGTTATTTATAAGGATATTTCCGAACAAAAAATGTTTCGTGGTATGAATCGCGACGGTATTAAAGCTGCATCCATATATATTTCATGTCGTTTAAATGAATGTCCCAGAACAGCCCACGAAATTGCTGAGATTTTCAAATTAGATAAAACCAGTGCTACTAATGGTTGTTCTATGGCAGTAAACATTCTTCATAATATTGAAAGAAGTATTGACCCATCACAACAAGCCGAACTATGTCAGACTTTACCCAGCTCATTTATTGAGAGGTACTGCAGTAAATTAAATATAAATAATGAACTGACTATGGTTGCTAAGTTCGTTGCGATTAAAATAGAAAAGAATAATATCATTACCGATAACATTCCGCATGCTATATCTGCCGGAGTTATCTACTTTGTTTCTCAAAATTGTGGATTGCCTATTACAAAACAAAGTATTAAACAAATATCAGGTGTTAGCGAAGTAACTATTAATAAATGTTTTAAGAAGCTGGATGTAATTAGTGACAAACTACTACCAAAAGCAATATTGAATAAATATGCGTAACTTGAACAAAATTTCGTATACAATCTTTTTTATGATTGAATAATATATACTATGTTTGATTTCATTTCTACTATTGAACCTGAATTAACACACCCCTTTATTATTTTGTCATTATTGATGTCTGCTAATTATTTAGGTGAATTATTCCCGTGCCAAGTTCAGGCTGTATTTTCAAAAAACATGATAGTAAAACACATATTAGGGTTTTTATCATTAATGTTTTTTGTTGTATTAACACGACCGAATTTATATACATCGAGTAATTTTGTATATGTATCAGTGTTATTGTACGGGTTTTTTATGTTTTTATCCAAGTTGAATTATATAATTTGGTTCATCGTCTTTGGAATATTTGCTATTCTATATGTTTCACATGTATATTTAAATCAGATTGAATCGGAAAATCAAATAAACCGTAGTAAAATAGGTGATAATACAGTAAGTCCTGATGCCGATGATAAAATGCCTACACAGAATATTACAGAGAAAATCGAAACTATCAAAATGATTCAGAAATATTTATTATTTGCGGTATTACCTACTACACTCGTTGGATTTATCCATTATTTGGGCGAAAAAAAAATAGAATTTGGTCCTAATAAATTTAATTACACGCAATTTTTATTTGGAAAACCCAGATGCAAAGATTTTTCACCAGAATATAAAGGTTTTTTTGATACAATGACACATGCGTTTAAATAAACAATAATTGAATATGCATATACAATTATGTCTTTTAATTGTATATACTAACTAATTCCAAATGGAATCATATATTGATAGATTATTATCAGGTAAGACATCAACCAAAGAACAAGAACGATTACGCGATTTAGTAATAAATTCTGATGGTGAAGATGAACCACCAATCCAACCTAAAAAAGAATCATCTATGCCACCAGCTCCACCTATAGAAAAAGTAAAATCAAATACATCGAATCTATCTATGGAAGATTATATTAGTTCCATGATGAATCATGATGATGTAATCAATTCTGATAGTGAAGATGAACCTGAACCAGTAAAAGAACCTGAACCAGTAAAAGAACCTGAACCAAAAGTATCTTCAAATAAACCAGCAAAACTATCTATGGAAGATTATATTAGTTCTATGATGAATCATGATGATGTAATCAATTCTGATAGTGAAGATGAACCAGAACCAGTAAAAGAACCTGAACCAGTAAAAGAACCAGAACCTGAACCAGTAAAAGAACCTGAGCCAAAAGTATCTTCAAATAAACCAGCAAAACTATCTATGGAAGATTATATTAGTTCTATGATGAATCATGATGATGTAATCAATTCTGATAGTGAAGAAGAGCCTGAACCAGTAACAAAATCAATTAATAACAACGAATATACTGAAAAAGTAGGGGCGAGACAATTGAGAGTTAAAAACGCAAAAGAACGATTCGAACAGAATATTCCCAAAATAGTATTTATTGTACCATACCGCGATAAATACTTGGAAAAGGACTTTTTTGCCGCACAAATGTTAAAAGTATTAGAAAAATATTCTGATACATACTATAAAATTTTGTATATTCATCAAAATGATAACCAAAAGTTTAATCGTGGTTCAATGAAAAATATAGGGTTTTTAATTTTAAAGAACCAATATCCAAACTATTATAAAAACATAACACTTGTATTTAATGATATTGATGTAATGCCATATGATAGTAAAACACTTGATTATAATACAACTTCCGGAACAATCAAACACTTTTATGGATTTAAATACGCTTTGGGTGGGATATTTTCTATAACCGCAGAAGATTTTGAAAAAACATCCGGGTTTCCGAATGTATGGGATTGGGGATATGAAGATGTTATTTTTCAAAAAAGAGCTGTAAAACATAATATTACAACTGATTATTCACAATTCTTTCCATTTAATGACGGAAACATTATTAAATTAAATTCGAACACAACTAAGTTATTAGAAAGAAACGCAAACATTCAACCATATAATATATCCAGAACAGATGGAATTGATTCTATTATTGAACTAAATTATATTATTAACGAGGAAACCGGGGTTGTAGATGTAAATAATTTCAACTTAAGAAGTAATCAACAACCATCGACTCAGTCAAATACAGTGCAAACAAGCATATACAAACAATATAGACGTTCAGGTAGAATGTTCTAAAAATCTACATTATGTATTAATTTTACAGCTAATCCAATTTCGTTTTTGGTCTCCCAAATACCAGAAATTTTTATAGTTATTATATTATTAAGTTTCGAATGTTTGCTTAAATGAGAACGTATATTACCGGAATATAGTTTATTTGTTAATATACCTATGAATTTTTTATTTGACGCATTCATATTATTATAATACTTTAAAATTTCCATTTCTACATTCGTAATATATTGTATGTGTTCTATATGTTGTCTATCATATGGTTGAAACGTAATAGCGGTGAACTTATCATCTTGATTCAGTACCATATTATAAAGGGGTAACTGTAAGTATATTCCATTCATGGTTAAATTTTCATCGGAATAAGTAAATTTTGTAAATATACCTTCAATTATCGTATTATTTCGCTTTTTTAATAAATTAATATTTTGTATGTTAAAATCATTATGATTTAATACAAGATTCATGGTTAAATATATAACGATTATATATTTAACTGGTTTTGCATTTGATTATTTACACGATTATGTAATTAGTTTATTTATTTCTGATTGTAGTGTACTAATCTGATTAGAACGTTGGTTTGACTGATTGGGTTCTTTTTGATTATTAAGTTCTACTTGTAATGTATCAATCTGATATAGTTTATTATCAATTATCTTCTGATTCTCTCTTGCTATACCACTATATATAGCTATTCTACGAAGTTCATCATCAGTTTTAACTTGTCTGGCAATATCTTCATTTCGTTTCTTTTCTTCATTTCTTTTGTTTTCTATCACACTATAGTTTATAAATTTCACTTTTTCCCAACTACCACCTTGCCCTACACGAGTACTTCCATCAGAGTGTAAATAGTAGTATCTTTCTTTATAAAAAGCACTTTTAATTGCAACTGTGTTATCAGTACCATAATTTATTATATTGAAACGTTCCCATGTCCATGATGTTGGTAATCTTGTTGTAAACTCCATTGGTTTTAAATATGTTCTTGACTTAGCATCTTCCATACCTAAAACTCCCTTTTTACCTATATTCCATATACCTACTGTATTATCAGTATTATGTATTATTTTAAATAACATATTGTCTGGAGGTATCGTATTATATAAATCAATAGATGCACTTTTTATTGTATTATCATCACGAGCTTGAAACGCTTTGTTATGAATTTCACTGAAAATAATATATTTATCAGTTGTATTTAATTTATTTCCTTCACTATCAGTTACATCTGTAAATCCTTCTATCATATTAACATATTTAGAAATTGGATTGTATATATTTGAATATAGAGTCCAGTTATATTTTAACAAAAACGTAATAAATACTAAAATTACGATTAATAAAATAATATGGTTACTTTTTAAAGATTTCATGGTAATATATTATACTGTTATATAATATAATAATGTCATCTGTAATAATGAATCAAATACCCATTATTCCATGGAAGGGACAAACATTTAATCAAGTAGTAACTCATATTAAAAAAAATGGAATGATTTATAGTGATAATACTAAAAATATTTTCTCAGCTCTTCCTCTAAAAACTTACCGTAAAGAAATTGGTACTGACAGTTGTACTACCAGTCGTAATACAACTACTATAGAAGAACTAAACCGTCCAGGTAGTTCTATCGTAAATTCTAAGAGCAGTATTTGTAATGGTTTAGTTAATATTGTGGATTTTAATTTAACCAATAATTCAAGTGAAAATATAGGGAATTGTGCGTCTGAATGTGTTGTAGGAACTCCTGAAACAAACGCAAGGCGTCGTGTTCGTAGTTCAGGTATGATAAAAAAGCAATTTGATTTATCAACTGATAAGCCAACATATTATACCGATTCACGACAATATTTAAATAGCCGCAATAAGACATTCACTCAAAATAATTTCCATTATTTCCGTGAAGGTGATGCTACCGCAGTACAAGGAAGCAGCCAATCCATAGCGAATATATATACTACCAATACAACTACCGATTGTAAGCGACATTATTTATCTGCTGATACATCATTTACTTATCAATGGGTAGCAGGTAACCCAACTGGAGCAAGCGGTGGAACACCAGTAGCAGACGAACCAGCCGGACAATATGGAACATTTACAGTGGAACTAAAGAAAGGATTTTACGAGGTGTCTGACATAAATAGAGTTCTTCATTCACAAATGACTTCAAACGAACATTATTATGTAGATAGTGATAATGGTTCTAAAAAGTTTTTTATCAACTTTGTATTTAATTCATCAACCAAATTAGTCCAATTACAAATAGAACCTATTTCACAATCAATTGTAGACCAACAAGGGTTAGTTAAACCTACAATTGAAACTGATACTGGAACCAGACTTCCAGTATGGAATATTCCTCAATCAACAGTTATACCTATTGTGGATATATTAGATAATGATTTTAAAGCTCTTATTGGATTTACGAACGGTCAATATCCTGCTGCCAATCAAACCACAGAATATATTGTTTCATCTAATTCAGTTGATGGACCTGCTATCAAACCCCGATATAACCGTGTTTATTACAAACCTAATAATCATCAGTACGCCCAACAGGGTGCGGTGTCATCCAGTTCTCGCATAACACGTTTAAAATACAATGCGATTACAAATTCAGCATCCAGTTATAGAAATTCATTTGGTCCACATGTCGCGAATGCTCTTGCGTATGGTGTACCCGCCAATGGATATACTGTAAAAGACAAATTGGGATATCCACTTCCAAAAACACCCACATTTACATCTACTGGAGAACAACGTAATTGTCCTAATGTTTCTATCCAAGGATAAACGCTAACAAATTATAAATTTTACAATAATATAAATTTTATAAATCTTTGAATTCAAAAATAAAACCGCCTGCTATTTTTTGTTTTTTTCTGCAACATCTACTTATTGATGAATATGATATATTAAGTTCTTTGGATGCTAATATTAACGAAGTAAATTCTTTTATTTTATTCATATTCTTATCATATTGTATTACCGATTTTTGACCGTTTATATTTGATGGAATATATACATTATTCGTAATATCATAAATTCCGTCATCATTATAATGCTTAAATATAAAACCGCCTGCTGTTTTTTTATAAATATTTTCATTACAACAGTTTCTAATACAACTTATATCTATATTCAATTGTTTTGATGCTTCAACTTGAGAATTAAAGTGATTTATAATATTTCCAGTTAAATCAAGTTGAACGATTTTATTTTTATTGTCTATACATAAACCTGTTGCGTGTGCGTGTTCGGCATTTTCTTTATGAGTAACCCATTCTAAATTATTTAATTTAGAATTTAATTTATTACCATCTATATGATTTACAACTGGTTTATTTTCTATATTTGGTAAAAATGTTTGAGCAATTAAACGATGTAAATTGTATACTTTTTTTTGTATTGAAACCTTTAAATATTCATTATTTTTATAACCACCTGTTATTTGTCCTGATGGATATTTTAATCTACCATAATTTGAAACATTACAATCTTTAGTGTTATGAATATATTCTGGTGGTATATCTTTCCATTCTTCGTCATCGTATTCATCTGTATCGGCATAACTCCATTTATAACCATATGCACTCGGTCTTCCCTTTTTATTATTACAAACATCCGATATATGTGCTGATCCTTTTTTTGGTAGTGTGTCTGGATTATTTTTAAATAACCATTTTACTGCTAATTGAATAGAGTTATACTTTTCGAGTTTTTCATTTGTTTTTTTATCTATTCTCCAAACACTTCTTGTACCAATCAAAACATTTGTAGGTTTTCTTCTATGAATATTTTGTTCTCTATGCGTATACCATTCCAAATTATCTACATTATTGTTTAATTTATTATGGTCTTTATGATTTACTGTAGGTTTATTTTCTGGATTATCAATAAATGCTTGTGCGACTAATACATGAACTAATTTGTGTTTGTTTTTTATACTTTCATTATTTAAAGTGACACTTGAATATCCACAAGATATAGTTGTTTGTTTCAATAGTTTTGTTTCATTTTTTAGATTTCCATAATTGCTTATTTTATATTTTGGGAAAGCAGATATGGTTTTCCATATTTCATTCATTATATAGACATCATATAAATATATCTTTATTTACTTTATAAATCTTTCAAATGAGGAATGTGATATTTAGTGCACCAATGTACACATTTTGATATATTTGTTCTTGCTATCTGTTCTAATTTTTCATGTTTATGTTTACTTTCTATTAACGATATGGTATAATGTATATTTTCAAGTTGTTGTTGTCCGAATACAGCATTATATTCTTCCATCTTTATTATAAAATGATAAGACAGTGGTATATTCAAAAACCGTTTTACATTTTGTTTCCCTTTGTTAGTAGTCATTTTTACGAACGCATTATATAATACATCATAGAACGTACTATTATTTGAATATAAAAAACCTTTACATACGACATATTTTTCAGAGTTAGCATATCTACTTGTATATGGTTTAACAATATGTACGCATTCGTAAAAAGATGATAATATATATAATAAATCTAATGTATGATTCATAAAAGAATCAAAAATCTTAAGTATAAAACTACCTCCTTTTTTCTGCATAACTAAAGCATAGAACACTTGAGCCATCAATAAATCACTAATATGTACTTCTTGATTATTGAAATCAACTGAAAAATCAAAACCACCATCTCCAGTTATTAACTCCATAGAAGAACCGTATTTTTCTTTACAATATACGAAATTCTCTAATTTCAATATGTCCCCGGTTTCATCCTTACCGCGTTCAATATATACATTTGGATTCTTTTGTAAAAAATTTTGGGTTTTCTTCCAAGCGGGTATATTGGGGTCACTTTTATCGTCTAATATTGTCATGCCAATATAACTATCATGACTACAATTGCGCATATGTACCATTGCTTCAATAAATCCGCCAGGTCCCTCAGCAATATGAAATGTGTGTATGGGTTTCGAATCAAAACGTAATCCAAATGTATTTACTATTTCTATCATTTTAAAATAAGACCTTGATAATGGGTTATATTTAGACACGCATTTTTTTTTATGAGGTACATTCGTATGTATATACTCATATGGATTTGTATACTTTTTATGAATATCCCAATCATGTTCTATTGATTCAAGTCGTTGTTTTATCTCATATAAATATCTTGATAATGAATGAGATATCATTATGTCAGGACTCTTATCATCTACAACATAATCTATATATTTAGATATAAAAAAATTTACTCGTGGTAGTTGATAATATGACATTTATGATAACAATTATTATAGCTAATAGTTATCATACAAATATTTCTATATTGTTTTTTACATTCTTGAAATAATCTTTCTATTCTAATATAATTTTATCTTTTTTTAATTTTCTTGTAACTTTCTTCTTTTTGATTGGACTAACTGTCTCTTCTTTGGGGACTTCGTCTTCTTTAGTATCCTCCATTATATCATCCACTATTGTGCGTGTGTTTTCATCATTACTTAATATAATATCAGACATTTTTTTTACGTCCAAACTACGTACTTTTTTGAATGCGAAATAACGATTCATAAATGATATTTGTTTTTCTTCTGGTGACATATAAGGTGCTTTACCATAATCATTTTTACGATTAGGATATTGATGTATCTCTTGTTCCATAGCGGAATATAATTCGGAGAATAATCCAGTACCATCTGGTAACCCCATTGCGGTTGCTTCTTCTTTGGTTACTAACACAAATCCATAATCATCCATAATACGAGTTAAATAGTCAAAGTTTACCAAGTATTCACGGAATACCTTATTAATACTTTCCTGATACACATTGATAGCATAATCCAAACTCATTTCATCATCTGGGAATCCTGTTTTATCATACATTTTTGTAATCTCGTAGATTTTACGTTCATTTTTCATTATTGTAATACCTTCATTTTTATTTTTATTTTCAAGAAGATTAAATACTTGTTTTCCGTCATAACATGTACCAACAAAGTAACCGTTGATTTTTGTACATTCAGCAATGTTACGAATAAAGTTATGGAAGGTCGTCTTATTTTTGAAGAAATAGTGAATTGCGAATTGACATGAACTTACATTGAATCCGGTTTCTGCTACACCATATTGATTATATACACCTTTACCCAATAATGAAATGTCTTTGGGACCATTTCCGAATACTGCTTTAATGATTTGCTTATCCTTCTCCGTATCTACGGCATCGCCATTACGAATATTGCGACTACTATCACCGGTCACAAACAATGCCTTTGGCATCTTTGTATATTTTTTGTTTGCTCGGATGAATCGGGCACACGCACCATCAACTTGATTATGAATATTATCAGGAGACACATCTACACCTAACACAAATTTTAATTTAGAACGAATCCATTTTGCCATGTCACCTGCCTTTCCTACAGCATAATCAATCAATGTATTATCGCGTTCTGATACCCCTATTATTAGGTTCTTTTTGACAACTAAATTGTGAAAATCACGCAATCCCTGAGTACTTGTCTCATCAGTTGAACGATTGTAATATACATCATCATTGTGTTCGTATTCGGGAAGATTTTCTCCTGTAGAAATCATAGTTTCAGTGATTGGTTGATGAATGGAATGCCAATTATTATTCGCAACATGATATGCGTTACCGTAATTTTTCATACCAGCACGTAATTCACTTGTCTTATCATACCTTACGCGTAATGGAACCCATTTCCATCCATCTTCATTATCCATTATATATTTGAATTCCACTATCATATCATCTTCAAAATACTCATTCTCTTCTGTCATCATATATAGATTTGTTTCATCTCCTTTCAATAAAATATTACATAAATGGGCGGTTTCATC